TACTCCAAGGCGGAGAAGGCCTGTCGAGAGCACAAGGCCGCAAAGAAGAAAGCGGCAAAGAAACTTCAACCGAAGGAAGCATGATGGCAACACCCCGGAAAGCTGCACCTGCAAAGGTCAACTACAGCCTGTTGAAGGCGGTCGAAGCTCAGTTTGGTGCTCGTAAGCGCGTTGACTGGACACCCGACGAGAAGGTCAAGGTCTGGAAGGCCTACCTGCTCGAGCTGAACGTTGACGGCAACAAGAAGGCCGCGTTGGAGCGTGCCTGCCAGCTGCTCGACGAGAAGCGCCGCCGCTCGCTGATCAATGTCTACCCGGTCATCGACATGCTGCAGCAGTTTGCCCAGGACAACATGGGCCTGTTCCGCAAGGAGAAGAAGCCCAAGGTTGCTGCCAAGAAGCGGCTCGCCAAGCCCAAGTTGACGGTCGTCAAGCCTCGCCTCAGGGGCGATGAGGATCCGCACGCTGAAGAGCCGGTCTTCAAGCCGGCGCCCGAGGGGGTCATGCCCCCTACGTTGCAGCGCCCGACCATGCTCGTTGTCCCCAAGGAACACATGGACAAGGTCATGGCTGAGCTGCTGGCCAAGCTCATCAAGGAAGCGGATGACCGGCAGCTGGCTACCGTGCAGTTGATCCTCGAGCAGCTGGACACGAAGCTTTCGACGCTGACGCGCACGTTCGAGGCCTGCCTGGACGCCGCTGTCAAGAGCATCGAGGCCCGCATTGACACGTTTAAGCCGCCCAAAGGCCGCAAGCCTACGGTGCTGATCCTCGGCGGCCTGGACGCTCAGCGCGGGCAGCTGCAGCAACGCTTTCCCTGGCTGATCATCGAGAACAACAATGGCCAGAACTTGAAGGCGCTCGCCGACAAGGGCTACTATGACCTGATCATTCAGTGGACCACGTTCGCCAACCACTCGATGGAGAACATGCTCAAGGCCAAGTACGGCAATGACGGCTTCATCACGATGAAGCCTGGCCAAGGCCTGAGCACCCTCTTCGACATCATCTCGCAAAGGTTCCCCAAAGCATGAACACGCACTACTCCTTCCCAAACATCGACCAGTTTCGCGGCGTCATCCGGACCGTCAAGGACCGTTGCACCTTCAGCAACATCGGCCTGCCGAAGCTCAGCTTCCACGGCACGATCAAGCTGCACGGCATGAACGTGTCCGTCATTGTCGGCGAAGACGCCAGCTTCTACTGCCAGTCCCGGTCTAACGTCCTGACACCGGGCGATGACAACGCTGGCTTTGCCGCCTACGTCCACGGCAACGATGACGTGCGTCAGTTCCTGCTGAGGTTCGCATCGCTGGCCAAGGCGTCCTTCTTCAGCCGTGACTACGAGACACCGTTCAAGTGCCTGGTCGGTATCTACGGCGAGTGGTGCGGCGGCAACATCCAGAAGGGCGTTGCGCTCAACCAGCTGCCGAAGCAGTTCGTCATCTTCGGCGTGCGGCTCATCAGTCTCGAGAGCGAGCGTTCGCTTTGGCTGATGCCCTGGGAGGTCGAGTCGATCTATGATTCAGCAGCTGCTGCGACCAACGGCAGCACGGTCAAGTGCATCGAGAAGTACCGTACCTGGCAGCTGACCATTGACATGGCCAATCCGGCTGCGGCTCAGAACGAGCTGGTTCGCCTGACCACCGAGGTGGAGGAGCTCTGCCCATTCGGCTCGGCGCACAACGTCTCGGGCGTCGGCGAAGGCATCGTCTGGACCTGCGTCGGCGGTCAGGACGTCGGCGGCCTGCGCATCTCCGACCTGGTCTTCAAGGTCAAGGGTGAGAAGCACTCGGACACGAAGGTCACCACCGTGGCCGCCGTGGACATCGAGCGGCTCAACTCGATCAAGGAGCTTGCTCAAGCCGTGACCACGGAGCACCGTCTCGAGAAGGCCGTCGCTTTCTTGCAGGAGACGATGCACTGCGAGGACGTGTTCGATATTCGCAACATGGGCCCGTTCCTTAAGTGGGTGGGCACGGACATCGTCAAGGAAGAGACCGACACTATTGTCGGCAACGGCTTCGAGGTGAAGGAGGTGACCAAGGCGGTCAACAACATCGCCAAGGCCTGGTTCCTCGAGCAAGCCAACAACTCAGCCGGCCTCAAGGCCGCTTAAGCGACCTGCACCAACAAGCCGACCTTAGGGTCGGCTTTTTCATGCTCAGCCCCACATGCTAAAGTTCATGTCGATCTTGAACGGCGTGATGCGGCCACCTTCAAGCACGAGGCGGATCGTCATCTTGCTAGGCCAGGCTCCGTGCTTGAGGAAGATGTCTGTGGCCTGGCCCTTGACCTTCTCCTTAGCCCACGCAAGCTTGTAGCGGCTTTCGGCGCGCTTCTCGTCATCAGCCTCGTCCTCGTCCTTGACCCATGAAGGGAGCTCTTGGTCATGCTGACTCGAGACCTGCTTGACAAGCTCCTCGTACTCATCGTTCGCCGCCTTGATCTTTGGGTCACCGTAGCTAAGAGCAGTCTCGCACTTGTACTCGACGTAGGTGTCGCCCGTGCCGCGCTCCCTCTTCATCAGGTCGTCAAGGCTGATCCGGCTGTCTGTCAGGTTGTAGGTTTTCCCCATGAAGTTGAGCTTCTTTACGTAGCCCTCCCTGATGACGTGCTCGAGCATGTCAGCCGTGTTATCAAAGCCTGCAGCGCGCTTGTTGCGTAGCGCATTAGCCTTGTACTTTAACTGGCCCACCAGCTTCTGGATGTAAGCGTTGTGGCTTGAGATCAGCACTGACGTGTGGGTGATCGACCTGGCAATGCCAAGCGTCTTAGGAACCGGCACCATATCCTTGCGCGCCTCAACTCGGTCAGCATGCTTCTGCTCGCGTTCTTTGTCAAACTTGATGATCAGCAGGTCGAGCTCAGGGAACTTGTCGTCCTTAGCCATCACCTTAGCCGCCGGGTTGGCCATAGCCCATTGATGTTGAGCGAAGAGCCGCAACAACTCTTCGACCTTCTTCACCTCTTGAAGCGTTCCCGCCTTTGGGCCGCTCTTGGTGATCCTCACGAACTCAGACATGAAGGTCTTCTTCGTGCCAGGGAAGAACGGGGCGTCGGACTTGAAGCTACGGAAGAACTCAGACGTGCCTCGCCAAGCGAATGCTAGCGATTCCTTGTAGCCAGGTTTGCGAGCGCCTGTGCTGATCGCGTCCTGAAGGGTAATGATGAACACCTGCTTACCGTCGAGCATGTAAATGAGAGCGCCGACATCATCATGAGAGAACTCAGCAGCGGCGGCGTCAAACTTAAGCTTAGCCGGGTCAACGGCTGAGCCTCGGCCGATCTTGCTGTAGACAGTATTTGTCGTACGGTCAACGCCGTCCTTCCATTCTTCAGCCTTGCCCGCTGGAACGCCGGGCCGAGTCTTATACTCGCTCCTCTTGAAGCCGCGCCCGATCGTGGCTCCTGGCGACCTGGCGCGCCTGACCAAGGTAGTGGCAAGCTCCTTGTCAACCGCGTCTAAGTTGCCCAAGTGCTCGTCGAGTTGTTGTGGGGTGTCGTCTTGCAGCAATCCGAATAGCTTCATGTAACCTTCTCCTGGTCGTGTCTATTTAGTTAGCCGTCATAAATAGTTTATCTAGATAGGGGGAAAGGGCATGACAGCCGTAAACTCACTGACGAACTACGTTGACGCTGAAGGCCGCGAGCTGCAAGTCCGGCTAACGCGCTTGAGCTCGACATCGGTCAAGATCTCATGGAACGTGCCTGAGAAGCCGTACGTCTACGCTGGCGCGATCGTGCTGGCATCGCTCACTGAGCTCAACCCGTCCAACTTTCCGACTGACAGCGTGCGTTACAGCGCATCAGCTGACTTCAACGTGCCTGCTGATCGTGTTGGCTCTGCCCACGTTGTCGGCGCTTACTATGACGACATGGTCTCGAATGAGGTTACGATCACAAACCTGCCCGAGAATGACCCGGTCTATGTCGCGGTCCACCTCGCAACGAATGTCTACACCTACTATGGCATCGGCGTTAGGTCATATCCAGACACGCAGCTTAGCTCAGCTTGGGCTCCGCACGTAGAGAACATCTACGGCCCGCCTGACAACCCTGAGCCTGGCCAGGTCTACTACGACCCGACCCAGCGGATGATGTTTGCGTGGAACGGCACCGCATGGCTGCCGTCTACCGCTCATACGGTCATCACCGGCGAGGTTGATCCAACAGCTCAGCTGCAGATCTACTCAGCTGAGTACTCTGGCTTGGGCGACGGTGGCATCCACTCATCAGCTGTAGGCACCACCGCGATCGAAGAGCAGGTGTGGACGATCATGGCCGTCTCACCGACTATCTTCACGGTGACAGGCTCGACGCTGAGCATCAAGCCGTCGGCTATCGTAGGCGTTCCGTACAGCAACGGTTACATCAGCTTCCTGATTGAAGCAGGCCCAACTGCATACATCCCAGGTGACACGTACACTGTCACCGTGAAGTCAGTGCCACTAACTAAGGGCTTGCCTACCGGCTACCCGAAGCAGGGTGACTTCTTCTATAACTCCCGTGATCGGCGCTTGAAGTGCTGGTCTGGCACTGCATGGGTCGAGTCGGAGGAGCCGAAGAAGGGCGTTCCGACTTACCAGCGCATCAACATCGGTGACAACGGTGAGCCAGGTCCTCGCGATACAATCAAGGACATCCTGAAGCGTCAGCTCGGTTACCCAAAGGTCTGTGTCGAGCTTGACGAAGAGCAGTTTGACATCGCGCTCAACAACGCACTGCAAGAGCTGCGCCGCCGCGTGGATTCGGCTTACTACAAGCAGTACTTCTTCTTGACGATCGTCCCAGGTCAGCAGCTGTACTACCTGAACGACCCGACCAAAGGCCTAGATGGCATTGTAGACGTGCTGAAGATCCACCGCCTCAACATGCTTGGCTTGGTCAACTTTGGCCCCGACAACCTATATGCGCAGCAGTTCCTCAACCAGTTCTACTCGCCAGGCGTCGGCTATGACCTGGTCTCGATCCACCTAATCCACTCGCTGTCTGAGACCTACACCCAGCTGTTTGCGGGTGACATCGCATTCAACTGGCGCGAGGCGCGCCGCGAGCTGACCACCTACCGTACCTTCGGCCACATGGAGAAAGTGCTGGTAGAGTGCTCGATGGAAAAGACCGAGCAGGAGCTGCTCATCGATCGGTGGACTCAGCAGTGGATTCAGCAGTGGGCCGAGTCTGAGCTCATGTTTATGCTGGCGCACATTCGCGGCAAGTTCTCGAGCCTTCCAGGCCCTGGTGGCGGTTTGTCCTTGAACGCTGACATGCTGATGTCTGAAGGCCAACGCTTGCAAGAGGACTGCGTCAACCAGGTCAAGAACTACGAAGTCGGTCAGAATGGCCCCGATAACTTCCACATGCCTTTCGTGATCGGCTAAGCATGCATATCCGCCCCCTGCTTGAGCGCCCAGTCAACGTGCACGTCAACGGTCAGCTAACTGTCCTGGTCGACTTGATCAAGCGTGACTTTGGCTCCGAGCTCCGAGCAATTCCGTTCGACCAACGTTGTATGACAGCTCAAGTCGCGTACGTGTTAAGCGCCCGAACTCAAGTTCCGCTCACGGATTTGCTGAAGATCTTTGCTACCGCTTACAACAAGAAGCTTGATCGTCAGGCGCGCTACAAGGTTGACGCTTACGGTGTTACGCCGCAACAGCTGTTCGACGCTTATGACGGGTTCAAGCTGGTAATCAAAGATAAGCCCTATAAGCTAAAGCTTAGCTTTGACCACTATACATCGGTTGAAGAGATCGTGAGCGCGGTTAAGGAAGGTCACCCTGTAATTGTCCCTTACAATTCATACGGGCGGTTTAGCAATGGTGCTAATCACCACTCTAATGAGGGGAAGTTTCATCAAAAATTCATTGATCGCCGTGGCGTTCGTGACCCGCACAGCAGCTATTATCACGCGCTGCTTGCTGTAGGCGTTGACGAAGGCTCTAAAGAGGTAATCCTGCGAGACATTCGCTCGCTGTACCTGTTTAAAGGCTATGTCAAGGTGCCGTACAAGGCGATGCGTAACTACATCAAGATGGCGTTCACCTTTGACGCCGACTTAGAGCCGGTGCAGCCATGAAGCTTCAACGCGTGCTAGAAGCTGTGCTGGTGCAAGTCGTGCCTAAGCCAAACTCGCCCTCCTACTTGCGTAAGCAGGCACTTGAAATGCAACAGCTGCTGGTCGATGATGACTGGGACACGAAAGTCCAGTTCACGACTACCAACACAAACATACCGTGCGTCATTATCTCGTGCACGAAAGAAGCGAGTGAGATGGACACGCCGCATGCTGATAAGGTGATCGGTTATTACATCGCTGAGGGCTCTCATCATAATGTTAAAGGCCACGAGTATGTCAACTGGGAAGTCCACAGCCATGGCGGCTATATGACCATGTCAGACATTGTCGCTTGGCTGCATAGGACATACGCATGAAGCTGCAAACATTGGAGACGACTAATGGCTGATGAGATTACACCTACAGGCCCAGCACCGCTTGACTGCAGTCCGCCGAACCCAAAGTTCGCATACGACACGGCGCCTGCCGTATACAAGCCGCCTGAGGTCTGCATCGGCACGGTTGACTACTCGACATCAGAGTGCGCTGACAACGAAGCCAACTACATCGCCAGCCTCCAGGCTGAAGCGCTGGAGATGGCCGCTGGCCCCGTCAATGTTTTCCCGATGCTTGGCGTTCACAGTCAAGGCTCAACCGTTGACATGGTCACGTCGGCAGGCTATCCGCTGTCCTCGGGCGCGCCGTCAGGCTACAACGCGCTCGACACCTTCAACGTCAATGACGCTTCGTGGCGCTCTGTTCAGCAAGGTGCTGATGTCATTAGCGCGCCCGCATTCATCGGCTTCTCATTCGGCACGAAGAAGGCGTGGGACAAGCTGGGCGCGCCGCAAGAGCGGTACTTCACACCTGAGCCTGTTCGAAAGCAGGTAGGCTCGTTCAAGATCAGGCAGGGTGTGGTCGCCGAAAACCGTGCTACGAAAGCTCGAGTGGAAGCGAGCGATGACGGTCTCGAGTGGAAGCGTGTAGGAATCGTTTCCTTGCCTGACACTAGTGACCTAGTCACTGTAGGCGTGCCATCGAATGCAATGTACAACCAGTGGCGCCTGGTGCCAATCTTCTTCAACGGTGTTTCGACCAACTCTCAGTGGGAGGTCATCGAGCTACACCTGCTTGAGGCTACAGCTACCAGCATTGACAACATTCAGGACTTCTTCCTGATGGAGAACCGTGACAGGTCCTACAACCGTCAGTCTACTCTCCTCAAGTGTCAATATGACCTGCTTGACGTGCAGTCTGAGCTAGCAAAGTTCGGCATCAGCTTGCCACAGACCTACATCTTCACTTGCAGCTTCGCCGTCATGGTCCAGAAGCTAGGACGCCCGATCGTGGTCGGTGACGTGGTCGAGCTGCCCGGCGAGGTACAGTATGACGCCTTCTTGAAGCCTGTACGTAAGTGGCTCGAGGTGACAGACACAGCCTGGGCGACCGAAGGCTATGCATTCAACTGGAAACCGCAGCTGTTCAAATTCTATGCCCAGCCGATCATGCCATCGGTCGAGCATCGTGACCTGCTAGGCACACCAGGCAAGATCAACCAAGCGCAAGCCGATGACGACTTCTTGCTGGGCGCGCTGCAGAATGACCAAGCCTATAAGTCGACTGAAGCTATCATCCAGAAGAGCAAGGATGACGTGCCTCAAGTCGGCGGTGACCCGGCTAACATCATGTCAGGCAAGGCTATGGGCAAGCCGCCTGGCTCCTATGACGGGCGTGACCCGTATGTGCAAGACGCCTTACCTGCTGATGGTCAAGCGTTCACGTCGGGCGACGCCCTGCCGCCAGGCAACACGATCACAGCAGGCCATTTCCACCGTCAGACCTACACAAACCTCCCTGCTAGCCTGCGACCGCCTGATCGGCTGCTGAAGTGGAACGGCTCCCGCTGGAACGTGATCGAAGTCAACACGCGTGACAAGTACTCGTCGCACAAGCGGACCATCGACAAGGTGCTCGCTTCGCCGAACAAGGTTAACCTGGACAAGAAGCTATGAGGCTAACTGAAGGCATGATCAAGCTTCCATCCGTTACTGCTGAGATGCGGACTGTGATGCTTGAGTGGTACTTTGCCTATGTCGAGCGGGTCATCACGAAGCGGATGACCGGCTCTGACTTATCTGATGCTACACGGCTTATTAGAGCGGTCGAGACTCGTCACGGCGTTAAGCTAACGCTTGCTGACATTGAGAACGGCCACCAACGGTTTCGCACTCGAAGCTTCGTCATTGATGAGACCTTCTACGGCGTCCCCGTGGACATCACGGTAGCCATGCGGCTGATCTTTGATAAGGATGAGAAGCTCGGTCGCAGCGGGGGCATGTATGACGAGGATGACGGCCCGTTCATCCGCTTGTCCCCGTTCAACTTACGGATGACAGGCCCGTCAATCGGCACGCTTGACTCGCTAAAAGCTTCGCTGTCCAAGGTCCCGATGCTCATCAAGATGCTTGAGCATGAGCTGACCCACCTAGTGCAGTACCAATCATTGCACTACAAGCATGGCAAGCAGACGCGCATGCACTCAGACTACGAAGCTGAGTCTGACGACTACAACCTGAGTGACATCGAGTTTGACCCGCTGATCAAGTCGGCGGTCGGGCGCTTGAAGCACCTGCAAGCAAAGTACAAGACCATCCCAGGTTACACCGAGCGCGCCCTAACCGACGCATACGTGCTCGCGGCTGACCCGCCAGAGTGGATGAACCCTGCTGATACCAGCAACTTCTTCGACACGCTCTATAACCGGGCGCCTATGAAGTGGAAGAAGGCCGTTAAGCTCTTCATGCACGAGCTTTCGGTTTCCTAAATAGCTCCGGAGGCAATCATGTCCTACACACTCACTACCGTTACGGTCAAGTCAACTTCAGCAGGCAAGTTCGTTAAGGACCTACCGCTGTCTAACAAGCTGCGCAAGCAAGCTTTGGCCTTGATCGAGCTCAAGAAAGTCGCGCCTGGTTTTATCTCTCGGGACCATGTGAGCGTGTCGGAGGATGGCCTGACTCTTACAACCGTTGAGGAATGGGAGACCAAGGAGGCATTTCGCGCCTTCAAGGCTGAACATCCTGAGCTCGAAGCCTACCGCGATGCGGCCCGCGAGTTCAATGCCAAGCAAGGCAACACCGTCACTATCACTACAGCGTAAAGCCACATGAAGATCAGCAAATTTCTTGACATTGATGCGGTGCGTGAGCCCATCACCCAGCCTAAGGTCGTGCCTGTCGTTGAAGACGCTCCGGCACCCGACCCGGTCGAGTCCGTCATCTTCCCGGCGTCTGATCGCTTCAAGCACATGTTGAGTTTAATCGCTCGAGACAACAAAGAGTTGTATAATCGTATTGTCGGGTTGGAGTAAACAATGGCGCAAGGTAAAAAGTTCTCTGTCTCGTCTGTCGTTCCTGAAAAGCGGCTAGACTACCTTGAGTCGGTGTTTGCTGACATGAAGGCCAAGATGCACCAGACGGTCAAGGGCGGCTTGCTGCTTGCCGGCGACCCTGGTGTGGGTAAGACCTCATTCGTGCGCCAGCTGGCACAGCTCGCCGGCATCAAGCTTGTGCTGATTGAAACTCCGCACTTGGTTGAAGAGCACATCATCAACATCCCGTTCATCGTCTATCACCCTGAGTCGAACACGAGCACCGAAGGCAAGATCGAGGCTCACAAGGCCAAGTTCGACGTTAAGCTGGCTGACTCCGACCTGTATAACCAGGTCATGCACTCCAAGATTGTGCCTGAGTCCCAGGTGCTTGCTTCGATCAAGCGCTCTCCGGCTATCAAGCACCTACACGAAGCGCTCGGCGGCACGGATGACACCTTCTCAGAAGAGGTGCAGGAGCTGCGTGAGCACTTCAACTGCATCTTGTTCCTGGACGAGTACTACCGCGAAACCTCGATGTCTATCCGCAATATCTTGCGGGGCATCCTGAACGGCAACCTTGGCTTGCATCAGCTGCCGAAGACCTGCTACGTGGTTTATGCGTCAAACATGAACGACGAGGGCGTGGAAGGAATCGCGCTCAACCAAGACTACAGCAAGCTTGAGTTTGACAATCCTGGCAAGGCGGAGTGGTTCTCTTGGTTCGTCAAGAAGTTCCAAGACAACCCGCGCGTTAAGCTGAACATGCAGCTCGTCGACAAGTTCTTTGACGCGCTTGATGACGCTGACCTCTCGCACGATGACGCCAACGCTGACGTTCGGACATCGCCACGCCGGTGGGAACAGCTGTTGCTGCTCATCAACGCCAGCATGCCTGTCAAGAGCGAGAAGGACGCCAAGGTGCTGATGAGCCAGGTTCACACCAACTTCCGTAACTACACGACCGGCGCCAAGTCACAGCTTGCACAGAAGGTCGCTACGGCTGTCGCTGAGCTGATCAAAGACCAGTCAGGCATCGAAGTCGAGTCGAGCTGGTCGGTCGGCGGCGGCCAAAAGGGCCTGCACCCGGTTGAGCACTGGCGCGACGTGCTGAAGCACCAGCTCGAAGTCAAGATGAAGCTGGCTGAGCATCGCAGCTACGTGCCAGTCATCTCTGGCTTGCCTGGCATCGGCAAGACCTCGCACATCATCGACGTTGCTCTCGAGCTCGGCTTGGTGCCTGTCATGATTCCAACCGATACCCTTTCACCAGAAGACATCATCGGCTTGCCGCTGTCGGACGAGAATGAAAAGGGCTCGCTGTCTGTCAAGTTCTCCGAGCCTGGCCTCTACAAAATCATCAAGAACAAGATCAAAGAAGGCGAAGGCTGGCTCAAGGAGCACCTGAAGGAGTATCACCTGGGCTCTCAAGAGCACGGCGCGGGCGCTAAGCGTTCTGAAGGCTCTGACCCGGACATCGACTGGAAAGAGTTCGAAGGCCGTGAGCACAAGTACCTGATCTTCTTCGATGAGCTGAACCGGACCTCTACCAAGGTCTTCAACGCGCTGCGTCGGATTCTCCTCGACAAGACGTTCGTGGGTGAGCCTGGTCATGAAGGCTCGCTCGAGCTGCCTAAAGGCTCGATCGTGGTCGCCGCTATCAACCCGAATGACCAAGGCACGACTGAGCTAACCAAGCACATGCGCGACGTCCTGGACATCATCCCGGCTGGAGCTAGCTGGAACCAGACGGTCACCTTCCTCAAGACAAAGACTGAGCCGAAGCTTGCCAAGGTGCTGAAGAACCCAGAGATCGCCAAGGCTGTCTTCGAGATCACGTCGGCCTTCTACGACAAGTTCAAGGACGCTCGCAATGAGGGCAAGCATGACGGCGACAACACTGAGTTCCACTTGAACCTAGGCAGCAGCAACATCTACGTGTCGCCGCGCGAGTTCGAGGACATGTACTCGGGTGTTTGCCACAACATGGACCCGAAAGTGTCCCGTTTCAAGCGCGAAGCGCATGATACCGACGACGCTGCAGCCGTTGACAAGATGGCGCACAAGCTGAAGCAGAAGGTCTACGAGGCGTTTAAGCAGAAGCTCAGCTTCATCATCGAAGACAAGCACGGCATCCGCTCGCCTGACTTCTGGAATGACTTGGAGGAGTGGTTCATGACCGCCCCTGAGGCTGACCGTCTCGACCTCATTAGCAAGAAAGCGAAGGTCATGACCTTCGAGGACATCGCTGAGAAGACCTTCCGTGACACGGACTTCGTGCTGGCCAACAACATCGCCTTCACGAACTACATCCAGAACATCGATCCGGGCATCTTCAAGCAGGACTTGAACGAGTTCCTCTCGAATCGTGGCGCCCACGATCAGAAGTTCCTGATCGACGCGACCCACCTGATGCGCGAGCTGGCCGATGACAAGATCACGATCAAGCACATCGCGAACGGCCCGAAGGTTTCTCACTTCGAGTACTTCTTGCGAGAGCTCGTCCACGCTATCATGATCCACGGCTTGTCACGAGAGTTCATCCCACCGCTGAAGGAAGCTCTGCTGACCTTCCTCGGCAGCGATGCCATCAGCGATGATGAGTATGACGCCCTGGGCGACATCAATCAGCGCATGACGAAGTACATCAAGCAGCTGCTAAGCAAAGGCGTAAAGTAATGGCGCGGCGCAAGCTCAACGAGGCTGATGACGACATCGTCGTTCAGTCTCATAAGGTTGAAGTCCCGCTGCTCAAGACAACGTTCAATGATCCGCACATCAAGCAGATCATTGACCACGTCACCGGCGGCGACCCAGACAAGATTCAAGCGATCAAGGATGAGGTAGCTGAGCGCCTCAAGCAAATCGACTGTGTCGCTCAGATTTCACCGGTGCTTTACGAAGCGGCGGCTGACAACATGATCGAGACGATCTTGTTTGACAAGTTCTGGGACCGCAAGGGCCCTCCGCCGAAAGAGAACAAGCCTCCTGAAGGCGAAGATGCAGCGCCAACGGAGGAAGAGCGGAAGAAGGGGGGCAAGAAGGACGTTGTCAGCGACAATCCCATCGAGGATAAGGACGTTGACATCGAGGAGATCATCCGTAGGTTGACCGTCTCGCCGCACTTTGTTAAGCGTGCGCCGCCGGTCAAGACGGCTCCAAAGTTCAGCCCGATCATCTTCAGCAAGTTGATTAGCAAGATCAAGGCTGAGTCCCGTTCGTTCTTCCCGTTGCGGAACATGATTGACTTCCACGTCATTCATCACCCCGAGATCAAGCTGGTCGGCGACGGCTTAAATGAGAAGAACGAGAAGCGCTTCGGCGGCATCGACACCGCTGCTGCTACCTCAGACGGCACGTTCATCTTCAACGTCAAGTTTTGCCAGAGCCTGATCGACTTCGCCCATCTGAAGCAGCTCAAGCCTAAGGATAACCGCTACGGCAAGAAGTACGTCTCCAACGGCGGCGAGATTCCTGACGAGTATGAGTACATCGAGTTCCTGATTCGTCACGAGTTCATGCACTATACGTACTCGGACTTCCACTATCGGAAAGTGATTCCCGACGCGTCTAACATGCTGATCAACTGGGTGGGCGACTTCCGCACCAACCACCGGCTCGTGCAGCAAGGTTTCACCCAGCTGCCGATGGGCTTGTTTAGCTCATATGTCAACTTCCACAAGCAAGGCTCGTACCAGGAGATGTACAACCTGGTCAAGAACGAGTTCGCTAAGCTGAAGGACAAGTGCAAGAAGGAGCTCGGCGACACGCTTGACCGGATGGGTGATGACCACTCTGAAGGGGGTAGCAACACCGACGGCACCGAGAAGGCCGCTGAACGCAAGCTGAAGCCCGAAGACGTTGACAAGTGGAACAAGAAGGTTAAGGATAAGCAGGCCGACGAGGATGACTCCCCGCCGCCTGACTACGAGAACAAGCCGCCTGAAGACCGCGCCGTGGGCAACTCAAAGGGCGAGAAGACTCCGATTGACTACACGCAAGCCAACCCACGTTACAAGTGGGACGCGCTGCTGAAGAAGATGATCGGCGAGACCACGTTCACGCTTGACCAGTCTTACCAAAAGGTCAGCCATCGAGCCATTGGCACGATGCAGCAGGTCATCAAGACAAACCGCGGCGCTATCAAGCCTGGTGATGTTAAGAACCCGAACAAGAAGAAGATCAAGCTGGCTGTCATCATCGACTCGTCAGGCTCGATGTCCTATGTCATTCACACCGTCATGGCTAACTTGGACAAGCTGCTTGTCCAACGGCAAGGCCTGACAGGCGTTCAGGACGACTTCTACCTCTTCATCTTCAGCGGCGACTACGACATCTATGAGTGCTCGCCTGGTAAGCATGGCCACGCCAACAACATCACCGACATTGACAGCGGTAAGCCTGGCCCTCTAGGTAAGTCAAAGCTGCAACATGTGCTGTCGAATCACAAGTCCGGCGGTACAGTTTTCAGCTCAAGCCTCGCCAGCCAGATCAAAAAGCTGGCTTCTAGAGGGTATAATTGCCTTGTAGTCTCAGACGGTGATTTGCTGTGGGGTGAGAACCTAACCCACTTCCGCGACTTGTACAACTCGTACCGCAAGCATGTCTGGCTCCTCTTGGACAGCAAAGAGACCTTCTCGAAGTTTTGCACTACGATGAAGGAAATTTCCAACAACGCATCGCACATGTGAGGACAGTATGTCATTCAAAAAAGTTCCTGACCGAAGAGCCTGTTCCCCACTTTGACGGGTGGCAACAGCTTTATGACCATTCGTTGTCGTCGCTGAGCGACAACGCTGAGTTCACAGAGTACCTTGCAGCCGTTGAGCCGAAGCAATTCTTTCATGACCTGTGTGACTTCTTGGCCTCACATGCGCATGACCAAGCGTTCGTGACAGACGCCGTCGAGCTCGTGCACGAGCTCGACTCCGACTTCAAGCGCGTCAACCCGAAGCACGTCGCGGACTTGGGGCATGACAAGCTGACCGGGTTTGAAGGTTTCATCCGAAACATCGCCCGTGCACTCAAGGATCATGACGCGTCTGCTCAAAAGGTTGCGGCCTTGAAGGGAGCGATCATGTTTGTCTTGGGTCACCTCCCCGACCATAAGTACGGCCATGGCCGGCGCGCTCAACCACGCTGTCATTACGTACATGAAGCGAGACTTGGGCCTGACCACTGACCGTGGCGGGTTCAATGTCTGGGATTCACATTGACGTTTAATTTAACCGTTGAGCTATGCGGCCTAAATAGCCGCATGCTCAATAGCTACTACTACAATCAGCAGCTCAAGAAGGCGACCATCGTCTTCGCCAATATCTTCGCCAACATGCGTGTCCGCACAGGACAAAATGCGTGCGGCGAGATTGACGAGCTGGTAGTGCCGATCCGTTACGGCTCGTCGGATCGGGTAGCCGCGGCTATTGCGACGCGCAACACGCAAAACGCCTTGCACACTCTCCCGATCATGTCCTGCTACCTGACCGGCATCGAGATGGCGCCTGAGCGTAAGCACGGTCACGGCACTCATGACCGTAAGTCATATCTCGAGCAGGGTGGCGTCTTTCCGCAGGATGTCAAGTTCATCAAGCGGACCATGCCGACGCCGTACAACCTGACCTACGAGCTGTCGATTTACGCCTCCAACACCGACCAGGCTTATCAGATCATCGAGCAGATTCTGATCATCTTTGACTATGAGATGCAGGTTCAGTTCAATGACTCGCCGTTTGACTGGGCAAAGATCACGCGGGTCATCCTGGACTCCATCGGCAACGAGGAGAACTACCCAGCAGGCACCGATCGTCGCATCATCGTCTGGAACCTCAGCTTCACCTTTGAGACTTGGATTAGCCCGCCAGCTGAAGTCAAGCAGGGCCTGATCAACACGATTACGCTCAACTTTGCAAACATGGACAGCGAAGGTGGGACCAAGATCCTCGAAGTAGGTGAGGACGGCGAGCTAGCCCCGTTTGACCCCAACCAACTCATCGGACAGGTGATCGTGCGTTCGGACATCGTTGACGGCGACATAGAATATCCTGATGACGTTCCGCACGCATCCCTAACTGAACACTACGACCCGAGCACCGATCCTGAGTGCCATGTCCAGCCACCTGCTAAGCCATGAAGATCCGTGACCTGCTTGAAAAGCACATTGTGCGGGATGACCTGATCGTCTTCCTCGACGCGTTCGAGCACGAGCACAGTCATGGTGAGTTTCATTGCTTGCTGAAGGCTCTCGTTGAAGCCTTCAAGCTGAAGCATGTTCACATTTCCGAGAAAGATCTGTATGAGTTCTTTGCTCACAATGATTGGGACGGCTCAGGTGCTGACATCCACCCGAACGAAGTGGTTGAGGTGCTGAAGGATAAGTTCAACATTGAATTTACCTATGACTTTGTCAATGGCATGGCTGAAGCTAAAACAGCTTTAGCAAAGGAGCTGCCCCTGATCGTGTCAATTCGTTGGTCTGACTCCTATTACCTTGCTGCAAAAATCTTGCGTGACGGTAAGAGGAATGACAGCGATCATTGGTACTGGGCTCACTATCGCGAGCTAGGTGCTACGCAAGACATGGTTGAGAAGGTGAAGAACGGCATCATCCCGTTCCCAAACCAAGACATGCTTGATAATTCCGAGTATGAACCTACTACGCATGCTATCTTGTGTGTCGGCTATGAGGCGGGCGACGACTGTTTCATCGTGCGCGACTTCAACCCAGGTGATCCTGACTACAATGGCTTCTTCAAGATTGAGAGCCGTTTATTCTTTGATCCTCAGCTGCGGTCAGACAAGCGCATTGCGGTTGTAGAGGCTGTTATCTCGATTGACGTGGAACAACTGTGAAGCTTGCTGAGGTGTTCGATTTTGAGATTCCGGCCTTCGGCATAGCTTGTTGAAGCTTCAACAGCTTGTCTTGGATGACCTGGATGATAGCGACAAGCTCGAGACAAAGCTTGTCACTGAAGACAAGGAGCTGAAGCTTCAAATCAAGTTTAAGCGAGACTACAAGCCTGACGAAGGCGAGAAGAAGTGGGCGAAGGCAAATTGTGATGCCTAGTTGGTAAATATAGGGTAACAACCCTTAAGGGAACCTAAACAAATGGGAACGCTCTCACAAGTTGGTATCGCGGGCATCGGCACCGGTATCCTGCATCCAAAGCACAAGAACCGCTGGCGCGCTATCTTCTCAGGCCTGGGAGGCTCACTGGGCGCTCAAGCTGGCGTGCCTAATGACCTGTCAATGCAGGTTGTGACTTGGACTCGTCCAAGCCTCTCTTTCGAAGACATCCAGCTCGACCGCTATAACTCGCGCGCATACATCGCGGGTAAGCACAGCTTCGACTACTGCCAGATGACCGTCGAAGATGACGTCACAAACAAGGCGGCAAACGCTGTACAGACGCAGCTGGAACGTCAGCAACGCTTGATCGGCGCTTCGGGCCCATGGCTGAACACCGAGGCAACCGCCTTCGGCTACAAGTTCGGCATGATGCTTGAGATGCTAGATGGTAACGAAGCGGTCACCGAAACCTGGAAGTATGAAGGCTGCTTCTTGCAAGCCGTGGACTGGACGGATCTCGATGTCTCGACAGGTGAAAAGGTCATGATCAACCTGACCGTTCGTTTCGACCACGCTCGTCAAGTGCTGCTGCCTTCCGTCACCGGCTCGGCTATCGGCGGTCTGGTTCAGTAATAAGCCATGGCTTATTCGACAGCTAATGTCGTCAAGCTGAAGATCAGGTATTTGGCTGACAATCAACCAGCAAAGCTGGTTGAAATTGACTTCTCTGAAAGCCAATGCAGACGTTTCCGGCGGCGTGCAAGATTGGATCAAGCATGGCAGCTTTGACCATGTAAGCGCCAGAGATGAATTCATCGATGTTTACGTGACCAACAGCGATCTGAGTGGCTTGACTCTTCAGCAACTTGTAAACCAGCTAGCTGGTGCTGTATGCTTCTGGCGCCCGACCACCTACTGGTCGTACTACGATTAAGCTCATCCACCACGTATGGGAGTGAGTAACGAGGCCCCCGGCGCTGTGAAGCGCCGGGGGCCTCAGTCTTTCGCAGGCCTAAAGTACTCTTGCAACCCACGCCTGACTCATACCATGCAGGGTAGCCTGAGCCTTCCCAGTGTTCTTGTCACCACTTTCGATGGTTGCTCTGAGCATGATCATCCATCATCGAAGCGATGACGAACAGCGTGGGTACTCCTAAGCCTAGGCCTACGGCCCATACCCAGTACTTCAGCAGCTTGGTCATTGACGGCGACGGACGAAGGCGATTGCGCCGAGACCAGCAACCAGCAGCAAGTAGGCGCTCGGCTCGGGAACCGGCGTTGCAACGACGTTGCCGCCGTAGCTGGCATTCAAGCCGTGAGCTACGCCGTTGACATTCAGCAAGTAGTTACCTGCGGCCAACGTTGTGCTGCCGGCGAGCACTTGCGTGCTGATCGTGTAGCCTGGCCCTGTGCCGGTGACCGAGTTCAAGACCAGGTCAATGCCGTTGAGCGTTGCTGAGAAGTCCGTGATGTCGCCGAACTTGAAGCCGACGAAGTCGATCGCGACGTTTGTGACAGACGAGCCGACGATCGAGTTTGAAGCGAGGGTGAAGGTGTAGCTGTCGTGGAACTCGCCGGCCACGGTGTGGCTGAACGAAGAGCTCGGGTTCAACGTGCCCAGAGGGACGGGTGCTGCAGCAGCTGAGGCTGCAGCGAAGGCCGCGAGGGCCAGGGCTGTGAGGATATGTTTCATGTACTGCTCCAAAAGGTACGGCCTATTATACTATAAATGGAAGCTGATGTACACAGCTAACATGGCTAAATACACCACTTATGATCCTCAATGAGCTTCACGGCTACAAGCAGTACCTGGACAAAGACTTCTACGAGTTGATGGACCAGCTCAAGCAGCATGCGTACATCAATGACACCGGCGCGTTTAGCGTAGTCGTCATTCCTAAAGCGGGCGACGCTGTGTACAAGGTCTGGACCAATGACCCTGGCTATGAAGCCTTCTACCGTGTCGCTAGCTCGATGCAGAGCAACGTCTTCGTTCCTAAGTTTGGCCGCATTCATCGTCTGCCGATCTTCTTCAAACGGCCAGACACCGTTGACGGCTTCCTTAAGATCGTCAAGATGGAACGCTTGACGCCGATGCCTAAGCGCTCCCCCGCCGCTCACGACTTCACAGGGGCCTTGACGGTATTTCTCAAGACGTTTGTTGCTACGAAGGTCTCGATCTCAGGCTTCACACCCGAACATGCGCATCGTGACGTAGAGATCTTCACTCATCGGATGAAGGACCCGTCACCTGAAGCAATAGCTGCCGCCAAGGTGCTTGACCACTTGCTAGCCTCATCTGCTGACCTGTTCAAGGTAGCCCAAGCTCTTCGGCAAGTGCTCTTCAACAATGAGGTTGACATCGACCTTGACCTCCATGCAAGCAACCTAATGCTGCGTGGGTCACAGCCGGTCATCATTGACCCGTTCTGCATGTCCGATGACTATGAGGGCTATCAGAAGGGTAAGGGCATGCTCTATATGAGCCACCTCGACACCAACATTGACGCAATCAATGACGCCGTGCAGCGCGGCAAATTTGCGTCAACTGCTATCAAGAGCGGGTCACGCCCCTCACTCAAGGACTAACATGTCATTCTACCTGCTGCTCGAGCTGCTCGAACCCAACAACAAAGCTGTGGAGGAGTCACGCCCCTTCATCGACAAGATCTGCAAGCTCCTCTTCAGGCAGGAGGGCGCGTACTCGTCAGGCAAGCACTACGGCATCATCAACGCCGAGTCAACGCTGGAGGACAAGAACGGCAACATGCTGAAGCTGTCCTTTGACAACAGCAACTCTCAGTTTGAGTATGAGCTCAACTCCTTGACGCCGCTCGGTATCGAGAAGGACAGTGACGTAGTCAAGGAGCTGCTGCGCATGTATGACGAGCACAGCGTCTCTTCGAAGGCGAAGCTGAAGTTTGTCAGCAAGGGTAACGCATCGGTGCTGCGCGGTGTTAACTTCGGCAAGGTCGTAAATGAGAAGATCCTGCGCATGGTTCAGGACATGCTTGTGATGCTTAGCCATGACTTCAAGCGCAAGTAACATGCAGCTGTTAGAGCAGCAGCTTGTTGAAGCGCTTGATAAGCGGGCAATGCTGACCGCTCAAACTAAGCTTGACATGCTAGACCCAGCATTCAACGTTGCAATCACAAAGCACGGCTTAACAGTCACGTGCCAAGATGCATGCCAGCCGATCAAGTTTAGCGTCGCCTAGCTCAGCGATCCTAAGCTAGACGTTGCAGGCAAGCTTGCTGAACACGCTTACAGCAGAGCAGTTAACGCAACGGGGCGCGCCCGTAAGAAGCGTCGGGCTATGTGGTACCTCGAGCGCGAAGATGGCCGGGGTACACAATCTACGGCACAGTCACCGCTGAGGGTGAGCCAGCATGCGCGATCATTGGCAGGCATGGCAGGCATAGAACCGTCCCTGACACCTCGGTCTTTGTCAAAGCCCTCATCTACTCCCCGACGCTGGTCAGCAAAGCTCTTGCTGACTTTGACAAGCTTGAGCTCAAGCTTGAAACGGATGACAAGCTAATCTATAAGACAGGCTGAGCCAGTTTACACGGGATTGAGCCCGTGATACTATTCTGATTCATGACTACTGAGATACTTAGCGACCGCATGCTGCTGCTTGATGTTCAAGCTCAGCTCATCACGCTAATGCCTGACTCGTACACCTTCAAGCTTGGCAAAAGCGAAAACGGCTCGCTCGAGCTCATCGTCTTGCATGAAGGCGAGCTGGCGCGGCCGAATTGACAACAACCCGTCTTCGGCTGACGAAAGCATCTTCATCCTGGTTGACGAGCTGATCATCAACGGCTAATTCGTGTAGGGCCGTCGGCGTGTAAATAGCCGATGTCCTCACTTCTTGAACAGGCCCTCGGGGCGGTCGGCGTCACGCCTGACACCAACGGCGCTATCGGCGCCGCTCTCGGCCTAACCAAGGCCATCACAGACTTCGGCTCGGCTAACAATGGCCTGCCCTCCTTGGGCATCGGCGGCGCTCTCCGTGACATCATCGAGAGCAACATCCCGCCGATCTTTCGGACCAACCCAAGCCCAGGCGGCGTCAAGTTTACACCGAAACAAGGCGAGTGGACCGCGCTGCACTATGCGGATGACCTAGTAGCCCACCATCCTAAGTTCAAGTTCATCTTCAAGGTCAAGTTCGTTGGCTTTGAGGGCATGGGCAACAGCGACTTCTTCTACTACGTGCACCGGTGCGACAAGCCGAACATCACCTTCGAGCATGTCGATGTCAACTACTACAACTTCCGCTCTCGTGTCCTGACCAAGACCGTCTTCCAGCCTATCAGCATGACCCTGCTGGACGAGGTAGGCAACTCAGTCAATGACTTCTTCGTCAAGTACATGCTGAGCATGTCCGGCCAGGCGGGCGGCAAGTCAGGCATCAACAGCGGCTTCGGTGATGCGTCAAGCACCAAGCCTTACAAGCGAGGCTACTCAGGCGGCAAGGCGATCATCATCAACCAGATCTTCGCCAACGGCCTCTACACCAACGAGTTCAAGTTCATCAACCCTCGGATCGAGAGCTTCTCTTTCGACGAGCTGAACATGGAAGACAATGCAGGCTCGCTGCTGACGTTGCAGTTCTCCTATGATTCCTTGGCGATGAACACTTACGCCGTCGGCCCTGAAGGCTCGAACGGTGAAGGCCTCTACACCTGGGGCAACACCGACATCCTCAAGGGTGGCGGCACGTCAGGGTTCCCTAACGCAGGCGCTACGTCCTTCGGCGAAGGCGTCAGGCAAGTCGCACAGTCAGCGAGCGGCGGCAGCATGATCGGCGGCTTGGGCTTGAGCCGGTTCTCAGACACGGTAAGTCAAGTCGTAGCGGCAGGCGTTACGCAGCTGCAACAGCTGCCTAAGGCCTTGCAAGGCGTCCTACCTGATGCAACCGGCCTCACCGCTTCGTTTAAGAACGTGGTAGGCTCAGCTGACTCGACCATCAGCCGCGACATCAGCGATACGCTGACCTCTATCAAGACCGGCGCCAATTTCAACACTTCTGCGGTCTCCTCGCTCACTAGCAAGGTTTCAGGCTTCACATCCTTGTTCTCGCCGATTAAGACCACGAGGTCTGGTTAAGCTCTCGGCGTTTAGCCCAGTAGGCTTTACGAGCTTCGCTCATCTTACGCCTGGTTTCTTCAGGGTCGCTAAATTCACAAGCCTTAGGTTTTGGTTTCGCCTTAGCTTGCCTAGCTAGTAATCCAGCCTTCTGCCAATCAGCTAATTGCTTTGATTGAGCTTCTGATGGATTTTTCATTAAAGCTGAACGATGAGCTCTTTTCTGCTCTCTTTTTGCTTGTAATTCTTCTTCGCTAAGCGGTGTTCTGCGCTTATTAGGAAATCGATTTATAGCAGATAGTCTCATATTTGCCAAATGCTCAGCTGTAAATGGCCGTTTACGACCTTTATTGGCTAGGCTAATTTTAGCAATTGATTCAGCTGTATGAATTTGCTGTCTATTGCGAACACACCATTCTTCCTTGAGGCGCTGGTAAGTTCGACTGCACATCTTGATGCACGTTCGTACTTGTTCATCATAAATATCCGTATGGCACGTGGATTATATACCCCGAAGCATCCTGAGAAGTACATGGGTGACCCGCGGAAGATCAGGTTCCTGTCGAGCTGGGAGCTCAAGTTCATGCAGGTCTGTGACATGAACCCAAACATCATCTCTTGGGGGTCTGAGGAGTTTCGTGTCAAGTACTTCAACCCGATTAAGGGGAAAGTTTGCGACTACATCCCTGACTTCATCATCAAGTACAAGGACAGGCAAGGTAACCTCATTACAGAGGTGATCGAGATCAAGCCGATGAAGCAGTCCAAGATGACCAAGAAGTCATCGCTGTATGACCAGATAGCGATCGCTGTCAACATGGCCAAGTGGGCCGCCGCTAAGGCTGTGTGCGAGAGCCATGGCATCCGTTTCCGCGTCGCGACAGAGCAGGAATTGTTCCGAAAGTGACATAAATAGCTTCATGAAGCAACAATCGCATGCCCATCTCAGCAAGCGTGTCATCAGGCTTCGCCTTTGCTCCTTGTATACAAGGAGCAAAGGCGAATTTGAGCTTGCTGCTTTCATTTGGTCCGCTCAAACAAAACGACTACAGGTTTCAGTTAAATAGCCAATCATTTTCCCGGTCAAGGATTATCACTTCAGGTGATGACTTTCGGCAGGCTTTAGCAGACACCCACGCATGAGCACCGCACCTTCTACAATCTCCCACCCGATTGAGGACTTCCTCGACATTGAGCCTGGCTCGACCATGCAGGCTATTCATGAGGCGCCCGAGCAAACAAGCGCGCTCATCGACCCAACATCGGGTGAGGTTGTAGAGCGGCCTACGACAGAGCTTGCAAAGATTGACTTCGAGCGCGAAGAGCGGATCGAGGACCTACAGGTTGACGCCCAGCTCGGCGAGGTGCACACAGCTGCAATGCAGGCCTTCTACCAGCAGTCAGCGCTCGCCCAGCAGGTTGACCCAAAGTTCTCAGCGCGCAACTCTGAAGTCGCAGCACAGTTCCTCAACATCGCTTTGAGCACGGTCAGCGCTCGAGTAGACGCCAAGCACAAGCGGATCAAGGCGAGGCTGGAGAAGCAGAAGCTCACCGACGGCGCTCCTAACAGCGTGCAGAACAACATCATCGTTGCGGACCGTAATTCGCTCATGCAGACCCTGTTTGCTGAGCAGCTCAAGACCGTAGCAAAAGCGGTTGGCGAGGACGAAGCGTGAGGCTGAGCAGTTTGCTAGAATCGGCTAGTCGGCGTGACGCGCTCGAGCTTCAGCAAACCATCATTGACGCTTGCGACTTTGAAGTGAATGCTAAGCTTATCCTCCGCCCTACCAGCGATGTAGGCATCCTGCGCTTAACGTTTCCTGCTTGGCAGCACAGCAATGACAATTTCGCCGACGTGGACTTCAAGCGCGAAGGCGCTGATGACATCTCTGTGGGCATTGAAGGGCTTGGCAGGAGCCACTTGTTCATCCGCGGCGACACTGGGACAAGCTTCAAATCCTTAAGCGATCCTGACATCGGTGAAGTTATCAAGCGGGAGTGCTGCCGGCGTGTAGGCATTAGCGAGAAGGTTGCTTTGGGAGAGCGAGCAAAGTGGTATGCGGAGAAGGCAAAGTATAAGGGCATCAACAATATGCCTGACAGCGATGACTTCACTCCGTTTCACTATGCGCCAAGGCTGACAGGCGAGCAAGAGGTCATGATAGGCGATGCGGCTCTTAAGGGCAAGGAGGTTGTTTGCATGGCTATTCGCAAGCCTGACAAGGACGTTCTTGGCGGCAGTGACGCGCTAAACAAGTTCAATGACGAGGTGCTCCGAAAGGCTCCTAGGCCAAAGCAGCTCGCCATGGCGACTACTACCGACTTAAAGTGGTTCCTCTATGCGCCTCAGTGAAGTGCTCAATGATCATCGGCGCTTCTTGCTCGAGGTGCAGCAAGCGTACCTTGACAAGCACCCGAAGCACGAGACAAGGCTCACCCAGCATCACGGATGCCCTACGCTCTTGGTGTGGGCAGGCGACATGCCTAGCACCCCAGGCGTGGCTACAAGCATGTTCTTCTATGATGACCAGCTAAGCTCATTGACTCGCCGTGACGCGCCTAAGCTCAGGTTTGAGGTTAGCAGCCGTGACGGTCTTAGCAGGCTTTCTCGTGAGTTCTTCTTTGACACCACGCTCGACGACTGTCAAGCTGTGCGTCGATGCTTTGAGCAGCGCGCTGATCGAAAGCCTGGGTAACATTGTAGGAGCTGAGCATACCAGCGGCAAGAATCTCGAAGCGGTGCTGCGAAGGTACATTGAGACAGACGAGGCTTCGGTGCATGAAATGTGCGAAGTCGTGTACAAGAAGTCAGATGACATCGAGGCTGACGCCGAAGAGCACGGTTGGACGATTTGCGCTGAAACTCCTGTCTCGGGTAAAATTGCTGTCTTCTTCGTCAAAGAACGATAGCTGGTTTACACGGTCAGACCGTAAGTATACAATCATACTATTCACGGTACGGATACTTAGGAGCGCAACATGGCCGAACTCAAGACCTTCATCGCTGAAAACGCCCACACAGGCTTTGACATCATCGCGAAGCTGGACACGGTCCATGACCTGATCGATGTCAGGAAGTTCGAGCGCTACTACGAAGCTCCCATCAAGGCCTTCGAGGACGGCGCCAAGGCCGACGCTGTGTACAACACGGTTCATGTCGAAGCCAAGGACGCCGTCAACCGCATCTTCGACACGGCTTGGGAAAAGGTCGACTACGCCGCTCCGTGGTTTGGCTATCAACAGCCGAACCAGAAGGTGCTCAATGACGCCGACATCTACCCCGAGCACCACATCAACGGCACGAACTACAAGAAAGCAATCAGGACCCTCGACGCGATGGAAAAGGTCCTGAATGATGCCGAAAGCAAAGCCGCAATTGCGCAGCTCCGCCGGCTCGGTGATGCCTATAGCTACTGCATGGACGCCTTCAAGGCCACCCAAAGCAAGGTCATCAAGGGGCGCCGCCCAAACTTGAATGCGGCGAATGAGTTCGCTTCGCGCATGGGTTCGGCTCACGCTGTGGCCACGGTGCGCACCAACCTGCTGAAGAGCATCACGCCGCCGCTCGATGACTTCGAGAAGCAAGTGCAGGCTTGGTTCGAGCGCGTGCTGGCTGGCCTTGACGCTGCGTGCAAGGGCCAAACCGAGGTCAAGCCTTTCAAAAACCCCATCGACTCAATGGTCTTCAACAAGACGTACGACTTCAAGGCCAAGGGCTGGGACGACAAGCGCGTGTACACCGAGCTGAAGCGTACTGCCAACGCAGATGCTTTTCCGAAGCACGAGGCTGCTATTCAGCGCAAGATAATCGAGGAGAAGTTCTTGCACAAGAACGCCCTCAAGCTGTCTGCCCTGTTGGACGCCAAGGGCAACCTGACCAGCATCGACGTGCTGCCCAGCTCGCCGGTCAAGCTGCACAACGGCGCCGGCACGCTGACCTCCGAGATGGTGGTCAAGTTTGCTGACGGCTCGAGCTTTACGGTGCGCAACAAGGTCATCATCAACCGCACCTCGCTGGGCAATACCTTCTATCAGTTCCCGACCACCTTCCATGACGTGGTCAAGGCCGACGGCACCAAGCTCGATGCACCTTCCGAAGAGAAGATGCTGAAGGTCTTCGGCGGCAAGGCATGAGCGAACGGGCCGAGGCCCTCAAGCTGCAGCAGCGGCTTGTAGAGGTTTTTGCTCTCGGCCCGCTCCAAGCTACCATAGTTCACCTGGGCATCCTGCGAGTCAAGCTCCAGGTGCCTGGCTGTCACCGTGTCCTCGCTGTGCATCGCTCGGCGCATGAGGAAGAATCGCCGTTCCAAATTGGCATGGACGTAGGGGATGGGTTAGAATTCATCGACTACTCGGTCTCCTTTGAAGGCTTACTCTCGGACATCGTCTTCAACTTCATGACAGACGCGTATGACTATAGTTTGTTCGAGCATGTCATGCACAATGTATATGAAGGCGCTAAGCCTGTAGACTGGAGCGATGAGCGCAGCATGCGGCTGCTCGGGCATTACTTGCTTAGCAACAAGCTAGAGCTGCTTTGCATAGGCAACATGCAGCTCCCAGGGTTGGACTTTCTTGGACGGATTGACATTGCTAATGTTCCCATGTTCCTCTATGGCGTTGATGAGCTGCCGTCATGGTTACTATAAGTAAGTCTAGAGGAACATTCCATGCCTATCCTAGACGTACTCCAACATCTCGCTGACGGCGAACCCGTCGTTGACTTGACTCAGTTTGACGCGCCTGCTTTGCCTGAACCAGAACCGTTCGCAGCTGTCTACGGTTTTTGCCCACAGTGCGGCTCTCCGGGTGTTGCGCGCGAGAAGCGGCCGAACGGTAATGACATCTGTGACAATCAACATAAGTACCCGTCAGCTTCGGCGATCCTGCCGCCTACCGCTGTTGACCCAGAGCCTTTGCCTACAGTTGAGCCAGAGCTGCCGCCTACTCCTGCTGGCGCTGAGTTGGCGTCGACCGCTCGTGACTTCATCTCGATCCTCTTCAGCGCTCGGGACCGTGCGCATCAGCTGCACCTACGGACCAAGTCCTTCTCAAAGCATGTTGCCCTCGGCGACCTGTACCAAGGGCTGATCGACAAGGCTGACGAGATCGCTGAAGTTGTGCAAGGCGTTCACGGAATCATGGGCCCTGTCATGGGTGACGTGCAGAGCATGACCTCGCACGCTGACACTGTAGACGAGGAGATCAGGCTGTTCATGGACGCGCTCACCGCTGTGTGTGCAGCAGGCCACCACGCATTTAGCCCTGCTGAAACTTTCATTCACAACCTGGTAGACGAGGTTCAAGCCCTCGTGTACAGGACGAAATACAAGCTTGAAAACCTAGCCTAAAAACATGAAGCATCTCATAGCTATAGCTCTCCTCGCCGTCTCAGGCTTCGCCGCAGCCCAAGGCTCAACAACGCCGCAAACCAGCGCCGGCGTGTACTGTTCAGCCGAAAATGAAACATGCGTGTTACCGTTTGCAGGTACGTATGACGTGTCATATGGCATCGAGGGTATGTTCACTGTCAAGCAGGGCCTGTCAGGGTCGATCGCTTGCTCCAATGACTACTTCATGGACCCGGCTCACGGAGCCGCTAAGGCTTGCTACTATAAGCAAGCCGGAGCTGTAACCCCGCCGAGCACGCCAGCATCAGGTTCCGCCGTAGCGCCCCTGCCGAAGTGCTGGCCGAAGCCGATCGGTACGGGCACTAGGCTCCGAACTAACTCGTCTGATACGGGCGTTTGGGCTTGGTGGTATTGCTCCAACAAGGTCATGTACGAGCCTCAGTTTGTCGTGGTCTCGAAGCTGACCTACTCAAACTCGACCTTCTTCAATGACATGGCAGCCGTGCTTGCGTCAACCTCGCCGGTGACCGCGCTCAACGCGCTGTGGACCGCGAAGGTCAAGGATAACCCTGACAACATCCCAGCTGAGCTCTACAGGTTGGTAGGCGTTGACATGTTCACCGGCTACACCGTGCCGCTCAACGGCACCGCCGCGACACGCCCGACATACTCATCTACGCCCCTCAATGGCAAGTTGGACCCGAAGGTGACCGGTTCGGTCAAGGTCGGAGCAGCTTGCTATTGCAACCTGTGGCGCTCCATTGATACCGGTCGTCAGTACTGTGCGATCAATGAATCGCCTAGCTACCAGTACTCAGTGTCCGTTTGTGAGCCGAAGCTGCAATGAAGGCTTGGCTCCTCTCGCTCGCGCTGTTAGTAGGAGCCGTACAAGCGGCTCCCCAGCAGCCACCTCGGCCGCTAAGCGAATGCAAGGACCAGCTACCCTACGGCGCTCCTAAGGGCCGTAAGCAGCGCACATTAGGTCAGTGCCGCAAGGCTTATGCGGTCGAGTATGACCCGCAGGCTAAGGTACCGGTGTGGGTCTCCTACGTGCTGGTGCCTACAAACAGCGTAGGCTGTGGCAAGCGGACCAATGCCTTCGCTGTTGACCAAAGCCTCAAGAAGGCTGACCGTGCATCGCTCGCTGACTACAACAAGAGCGGCTATGACACAGGCCACATGGCTAACAACAGCGACATGCGTTGGGACGTTGAGGCAGAGCGCGAGTCGTTCTACTTAACCAACATGGCACCTCAGCTGCCGTCATTCAACCGCGGCGTGTGGAAAGCCCTTGAAAGCACGACACGTAGCTGGTCAGTCTCACGCCTGCACCCGCTGCTTATCTACGTGGGTCCAGTCTATGGCGTGCAAGACAGCACGATCGGCAAGAACCGTGTCGTGGTGCCGCACGCCTTCTACAAGGTCATTGTGGACATCATGACCGGCGAGGCGCAGGTCTTCCTGTTCAAGCACGAAGATGGCAAGCATGCCGGCATTGAAACCTTCAAGTCGAGCTTGCCAGAGGTCCAGCGCCAGACAAGCGTCACCTTCCCGATGCCAGCTAACGTGAGCTACCCACAGCTGTGGGCGACCCCGACATCCGCTGCCGCCCTCAAGGCGACATCGTGCCCGCAATAGGTGTTTACACGAGCTGACTCTTGGGTTACAATCTAACTAACCGTTAGTTAGAAACTTAGGAGTCAGTCATGGCGCTCGAGCTGTACCCCACAGGCACCCAGGTGGTCTTCTTCTCCAAAGGTCATCCCAGAGACCGGTGCGTCTGCAAGGTCGTCGAGTCCGCATGCGTCGAGAAGGGCAAGAACAAGTACTACAAGTACACCCTTGATCATGACGGCACGCCGTTCAAGACTGAGGACGGCGAGAACGGTGTCCGTGTCGAGAAAGTCACGGCGACCCCTGGCACCGTGCTCTACAAGAGCCCGTCAAAGGTGATGATTATCACCAAGAACTCAGGCCCTGCATTCACCCTTAGCCCGTCTACCTTCACCGATGATGAGCTTGACGCGCTGGTGCAGGATAAGCCGATCAACGTCATCCACACCGAGTTCCTGCCACGCTTCGTCACGTTTGAGGCCCTGTGAGCGAGGCTCTGTGTTTCGCTCGAGTTTACAACCGGCGGACAGACTTGGGGTGTGCGCTGTATGGCGTGCTTACTCTTACATATGGGGCACAAACACAGAGCCTTCGATGGAATTCGTAACCCTGATGAAGGCCATGAAAAGTGGGTGAAGCGCGGGTTTGAGCAAGTAGTGCTTGACGCTGCTATGTGCTCAGACTCAACCCTCAACAGTTACATTTTGAAAGGACCTGCGGGTCCTTTTTTTTCATGCGTGCTAAATAGCCGCATGAAAAGCGAGTTCATCAAGAAGCCCAACCAGGTAGAAAACTACACCCACCAGCAGGTCATGGAGCTGGCTCGTTGCATGAATGATCCGATCTACTTCATGCGCACGTACATGAAGGTGCAGCACCCGGTCCGAGGTTCGATTCCGTTCTTGATGTACGACTATCAAGAGAAGGCCGTCAGGTCCTTCATGAACCACAAGGACAGCATCGTTATGCTGGGTCGGCAGATGGGCAAGACCACGGTTATTGCCGCTTTCCTCCTCTGGTTTGCCTGCTTCTATCGTGACCCATCGGTAGCCGCCGGCGAAGATTCCTCCAACTACATCCTGGTGGCGTCCAAGGACAATGACGCTGCTATGGACGTGCTGAACCGGATCCGGTTCTCCTATGAAGAGCTCCCGATGTGGCTCAAGCCAGGCTGCATCTACTTCAACCGCCACGAGATCGCTCTCGACAATGGCTCAACCATCAAGTCATCGGCTACCACCGAAGGCACGGGTCGCGGTCGCTCGATCTCGCTCCTGATGATTGACGAGCTGGCTTTTGTCAACCGGCAAATCCAGCAAGCGATGTGGACTTCGCTTGCGCCAACCCTGTCAACAGGTGGCCGATGCATCATCTCCTCAACGCCTAACGGCGACTCGGACATGTTTGCTCAGTTGTGGCGGCAAGGCATGGCTGAAGAGACGACGGTCGTTAATGACGAAGAGGAGATCGACATCAACTTCCATCCGGTCTTTGCGCCGTGGTATGACCACCCGGACCGGGGCGCCGGCGATGAAACCTCTAAGGAGGGCATCCTCTACAAGAAGCGAATGATCGCCAAGGTCGGCGAGCTGATGTTCCGCCAAGAGTACGCGTGCGAGTTCCTATCCAATGACCCGCTGCTGATTAGCTCACTAATAGCTAACAGCTGGAAGTCCCAAGACCCGTTGTTCAAGGACAACGGCTTCAACTTCTATGAACGCATCGACCCTCGCAAGGAGTACTTGGTTGGCTGTGACGTGGCAGAGGGCCTGGGTCAGGACTCGTCCGTCGTCGAGGTCTTTGACACTAGACTTGTGCAGGTAGCCGAGTTCCGCTCTAACAAGGTAAGTGAAGCGGAGCTGTTCGACAAGATCAAGTGGATCATCAACTACCTGACCAGCAACAAGGCTAAGCTGATGTGGTCTTACGAGAACAACTCATGCGGCAAGGTCATCTCGACCCTCTACTACAAGGATGAGAAGTTCCCAGGCGAAGGCGAGCTGATCAGCGTTGGTGAGAAGCTCGGCATGAACACCAACGCCTCCACTAAGAAGGAGGCCTCCAAAGACCTGAAGCGCCTGCTTGAGTCAGGCTCGATGACTGTCCGCTCCAAGGACCTGATCAACGAGTTCAAGAACTACGCTCAAAGCCGAACCGACGGCATCTACGCTGCCAAACCGGGCGCGACCGATGACTGCGTCTCAGCTTGCTTGATCATCACGCGCTTGTTCAAGTACGTAACCGCTTACGACGATGACGCCTTCGATCGGCTGTACCGCAGCCGTCAAGGCACGGGCGAGGAGCTGGGCATGGGCGAGTATGCAGGCAGGGACATGGAGCCGATGCCGATGGCGATCCTCTAAAGTTGCTTGGCCAAAATGGCCTCTGAGCGGGCATTTGAGTATATAATGATTCTTGGTACCCGCCCAATCAACTAGATTGGCTGCCTTAATTGGACAAGCTCATGAGCGTTGAACTTATCAAGCCCGATTCGGGTGATCGCCGTACCCAAAAGGTTAGCAAAGACCAGAATCAGTCTCAGTCGCATAAAGGGCGCTATCAACGACTTAAGTTGCTTGGGCTGTGCGTGATGTGCGAGACGACTCCCGTTGAAGGCAGGTCATACTGTATCGCCTGTTCTAGCAAGCAGGTCATCGCATCGGCAAAGCACGGTGCTCGCAAGATGCTGGCTAAGCATGGGATCAAGGATGCGGCTATCGCCCGTTCGGCTATTGCTCAGCTGCACTTCATTCGGCCTGACATTCAAGCCGTGCTCGAGCAGCTCGTTGCCTTTTTGGCTGACATTGAAGCACGGTAAATATCCCGCTCTTTCCAAAATGCATGGGCAAACGGAAGGATCATATAATCAACTCGGCTATAAATATAGCGTTCAGCATAACTGATATTGCTGATCTTTTTATAAGGTAACAGGTAAACATCATGGCTCTCTCATTCGACCAACTCAAGGCTGCATTCGGCAAGCGCACCACTGGCGGTGGTTCCAACGAAAACACCGGCTTCTGGGACAAGTTCTACCCATTCTACAAGATGGGCTTCGGTGAAACGGCTCTCTTCCGTTTCCTCCCTGACGCAAATGAAGAAAACCCGCTGGGCTTCATCGTCGAAAACAAGTACCACGAGTTCACGATCAACGGCAAGAAGAAGCGCATCGCTTGCCTGAAGATGCATGACGGCCACGAGGCTCACTGCCCGGCGTGCGCCGCTTCGGCGAAGTACTACAACGAGCTCGGCGACGAGAAGATGGGCAAGCTCTTCTGGCGCAAGATCGACTACATCGGCGCCGGCCTGGTGATGCATTCCCCGTTCGAGTACCCGATCAAGCCCGAAGACAACCCGGTCCGCCTGGTCTCCCTAGGCCCGAAGCTCTTCAAGCGTGTCGAGACCTCGATCGCAAGCGGCGACTTCGATGTCGCTCCGTATGACCTCCTGGAAGGCTTCGACTTCAAGATCATGAAGACGAAGCAGGGCGAGTACGCCGACTACTCCTCTTCGGAGTTCGTGCGGAAGGCTTCGGCGATCCCAGAGAACATCCTCTCCCGTCTGGAGCTGGTGGACCTTAACAAGTTCCGCTTCGCTCGTGTGGAAGCTGATGTCATGCAGGCCCAAATCGAGGCCTTCCTGACCGGCAAGTCCTACGAGGACTCGCGCGAAGGCGACACCACCGGCTCGCCGAACGTGGACTCTCCGAAGGAAACCCCAGTGCTGTCGGCCGCAACTCCGGCCGCTGACGGCGCTCCTCCGGCTGAAGGCGGCTCTGCTTCCGATCGCGCCCGCGCCCTGCTGGCTCGCATCAACAAGGACCGCGCAGCTAAGTAAGCTCGCAATGAGGGAGGCTTCGGCCTCCCTTTCTCTTCTCTGGAAGCATAGCATATGAACACCCTCTCAGGAGCCTGCAATGGGCTCTCGGCTAGCCAACCTTCGGCACAGTTAACCTTTACGCTGACGCACAGCCCGTATGGCGTGCACAGCAGCGGCCTCGCTCTCGCGGTGGCCTTCGTCAACAACCTCGCCCAATGACACTGAAATTCCTCAAGGACTTTCGCAAGAACGCCTCGAAGCTCGAGAACGTTAACCTGGACGCCAAGCCGCCGGCGTTCTGGTACAGCACCGGCAACTATGCGTTGAACCGGATTATCTCGGGAAGCTATCGCTTCGGCTTCCCGCAAGGCCGCGTGACCGCGCTGGCTGGCCCGTCTGACTCGGGCAAGTCCTTCCTGCTGACCAACGGCATGAAGCAGGCTCAGGCCGAAGGTGCATACGTGCTCGCCATCGACACCGAGAATGCGCTCGACTACAACTACCTTAAGCGCGTCGGCGTCAACGTGAGCCCGGATCACTTCCAGCCTGTGCAGGTCGTGACGGTGAACGACGTGGTCGATGTTTTGTCCGACTTCGTAGGTCTATACCTCAAGGACTACGGGAAGTACAATCCAGAGGCGCCCAAAGTCTTTGTGGGCATCGACTCGTTGTCTATGCTTTTGACGGAAGCGGAGAACGAGAACTTCTCCAAGGGCGACCAGAAGGGCGACCAAGGTCAGCAAGCCAAGCAGATCAAGCACTTCCTGAAGACCATGGTCTCCCGGATGAAGATGACCAACATGACGCTGGTCACAACCGCGCACGTCTACTCAGCCGACCCGCTGAAGGGCGAAGGCATGTACTCTGTGACGCCGTCCCTGCGCTACGCTTGCAGCCAGATCCCAATCATCACCAAGCTCAAGCTGCGTGACGAGGACGCCAAGGGCAACAAGACGACGATCGGCATTCGCCTCAAGGCTGAGACCTTCAAGTCGCGCTTCTCGCTCATCGGCTCAAAGGTCGAGCTCGAAGTGCCGTACGATGTGGGCCTGGACCCGACCAGCGGCTTGCTGGAGCGTCTCCGCGAAGACGAGGTCATCACCAAGTCAGCGGCCTGGAACACCCTGGACTATGAAGGCGTCAGCCGCAAGTTCATGGACAAAGAGCTGACGGCTGAGATCGTCGAGCTCTGCCTCAACCACCCGAAGCTCAAAGCCGTTGACGAGCGCTTCAGCTCGCTCGATCTTGACGTTGAAGACACACCCGAAGAAGGACTCGCAACATGAAGACCATCGAATACAAGCCAGATGACGTGATCATCGCACGAGTGGGCGTCATGCCCAGCGCCACGCCTTACCAAGTCAGGTCCACCCTGCAAGGCGTCCGTAGGGCCATCAAGAAGTCCTTCTACAGCAACCAGGTGCTCGTGCTGGCTGAGATCGGCGGCCTGGGCGTGGACATCACCTTCGCGAGGAAAGTATGAGCATCAACCTGCAACCTCTTAACGAGCAAGTCTGGGTCCAGCCGTTGGCCCATGACAGCAACGAGCTCTACTCCGACGCCAAGGTGGGCCAGCAAGGCGTGCTGACTGTGATCGAGAATCAGAAGGCTCCGTCGCGCGGCATCGTGTTGGCTGTTGGGCCAGGCAAGCGTGACCAGGTCAACGGCCTGCCGATTCAAATGCCTGCGATCAAGGAAGGTGACATCATCCGCTGGACAGCTGGCTCGGCGATGCCGCTGGCCTTTGGCAAGCAGAAGATGTGGGTAGTCGCCGGCTCGGCGCTCCTCGGCATCGAGCGAGTCCCGACCTAAATGTCCTTCACGGGTAGCCTGAAGAACCAACCGCTCTCAAAGATTGCTGAGCGGATGGCGACATACGAGATGGTGATTCAATCATCAGCTCCTGTTTTCGAGATGTCGGGCCGCAGGCTCGAGGATCTCTGCAAGGCTCACCCACAGGACCTCTCGATGTACAACCTCCTGCTGCAAGAGTGCAAGACCATCGAGCAGTATGTCGAAGCCAAAGCGGAAGAGCAAGAAGGCCTGCTCTACCGCAAGTACATCGAGTCAGGGGCTCGCGCTCTCGGCGCCACGGAGCTCAAACAGTATGTGAAGAGCGACCCGTTGGCGATTGAGATCAAGACCATCCTGATCGAAGTCAACCATGTCAAGCGCAGCCTCGAAGCAATCGTGTCGGCGCTTGAGTCAATGGGCTGGACCCTCAGCAACATCACGAAGCTGCGAGTCGCCCAAGCGGACCACGTCATCCTATGAGCCACTTCTACATCCAACCTTCCTCGATCGTCGTCATCCACGTGGAGTACGGCCTCGAGCGCTCGCAAGCGGTTGTTGACCTGCAGACGCACATCACCACGGTCTTCAACGCGAAGGCTGTCGTCGTGCCGTCGTCAATCACCGGCCTTGAGATTCAAGTGCTGTCGCCTGACGGCTTGAACGTCTTCTCTGCGGCCGGTTTGAGCAACGCTCCAGTTGGGTCCGGGACCACAGCAACCCCAGGCACCGTCTTGGGCAGCAGGCCATGACTGACCAGCCTCAGGTCAATGACGCTGAGGCGGTGGTCGACAAGATCCTCGAGGACATTAGCGACTCGGTCTACATGGGCTCGATGATGCTGGCTCTCTCAAAGCCGCAACGTGACCGTATGCGTAGGCGCTGGATCAAGATCATTGAAGGCGCTCAAGTTGAGCGCGACTGGGCTAACTACTAGCCTAAGCAGCGTTTCAGCTCTGCTGCGATGGTTTTGGCATAGTAGCCGGCATCACCATCAAGAACCTTGTTGCCTTTCTTGTGCTCGAACTCGTAGATGATGTTTGCATCGGCTTGATCGGGCGTTTGAAAGTTGATGATGAACTTGTCTCCGTTCGGACCTGGAATCTTGATACTCCACGGCGTCGCCGTGCACTTACTCAGCTGATCAGCTGGCAGAAGTTCGCATAGCTCTTCGTATGACCTGAGCACATAGATAATTTCGCCTAAGCCATGTGACGCCAGGCGAGTCTTATTCTTGGCACCGCTCTCGTAAACTTCAACGTCAGCGCCGCTCTCATAGTTGGGGTTGGCCCTGATGACCAGCAACCACTTGAATAGGTTGTTGGGGCCAGTCACAATCAAGCCCTCCTTCGACCGCGGAATCGTGATTTTGACATCAGTGTGCTCAGCGATCTCCTGCTGCCACTTGAGCAAAGCTTGCAGCTCTGGATCTTCGGCTTCATACAGCTCGCGTTCGGCGTCAAATTTCTGCACGTATTTCGGGTTTAGGCCCTTCTTCTTCATGAAGTTGGTCATACCGATGTTAAAAGCATGCAGCGCGTCAGGCACCGACTTGACCTTGTCGTAGTAGGTCTTGAGGATGTTGGCGCCAATCTTGACCTGGTTCTCGATGTTGCCTTTTAGCTTGCTTGGGTCGATGCCCCAAACACCCGGCCGGATCTGTGTCAGGCCTACAGCCGGGTCATGCTTCAAGCCTGACACCACGTTAGGCTTGAACGAACTCTCGATGCCGATAACCGAGAGGATGTCTTCCGCCTTCGGAAAGGTCGGCTTCTCATGCTTGACGGCGAGGCGAGCGACCTTCAGGGCGAAGTCATCGGTGACCTTGTACTTGTCGACAACGATCGAAGCCAGCTCCTTAGCACGAGCCTCCTTCTTGTTGTCCTCTTGAGCCATGTGCTGCTTCATGGTCAAGCGCTTGGTCTCTGAGTCGTTCTCGGCCTTCTGTGCGGCGGAGACCGGCTCATGGGCGGGAGCCTTAAGCGTGCTGCCGGTCAGCGAAGCAGCGGCCAGGACACCGGCAGCCACGGCATGCTTGAAGCCTTCTTCGAGCTTCCCATCTTGCAGGTTACCGAAGGTCGGGAGCATTCGGCTAACATGGCGGTGAAAGCCAGCATGATCAGTCCAAGCCGAGAAACCGTTGACAGACTTACCGTTCGCGGTCATGTCGCAAATATCGACCGTAGCTGAAAACGGCTCGTAAGCAGCAATGCTAAAGAGGATAGTTTGGGTCTCGCCTCTAAACTTGACATCGACACGGATATGCTGATCATCTACAACCTTGTAATGCAACCGCGGCTCGATCTCGATGAGCTCCTGCTGCAGACGCAACACGTCTTTTCTCGCTTCTAGGAGCTCGCTAAATAGAGGCAGCATATTCCGTTCAAAAATGACTGGTGTGCTATTTATGAGATACTATGTAAGTAAGAAAAGGTCTCATGATCTCTTACTCGTCTTCGAGACCATTTTAGCATTAGGGCGGCTTCTGAAACGTTTGCGTATTCAATGCCATTGACTGAGCAACGCTTAGCCATCGGGTTTGGTTTCGTTCGATCAATGCAGGCTGCTACCCTCTTCATTCGTTCCCTCCGTTCCTCAGCTGTCATCTTAGAGCATCGGGTAACAGCTGCTATTGAAACCTTACGCTTGCGTTCTTCTGTGTGCTGTTGTCCTGTTAAGCTGATCGCGATTTTGTTACCCCATGTACATTTACGGCCCTTAAACATGCTACTAAGAAGAGCCTTAGTTTCCACTGACAGCTTCTTCCCTAAATTAAGCTGTCGTAGGCGTTCAATACCTTCAGGTGTCATCCGATGACCACGACTGCCTTCACCACCAATCGACCGATTATAAAGAATTCCTGTTCCGATGTCTTTCCTACCATGCTTAGCAATATAAGCCATCTCTAGAGCGAATGCTGTATCGCGATCAAGCTGTTCATGCAGCTTTCGTACTTGAACTTTTTCTTTTCCTTCTTTACGGATCTTATTTGCGATGTAGCTTGTAGCTCTAGGGTGAAAATGATCATCAGGCCTATTGTTCTTACCTTTTCCGAAGTACAGCGGTGTTCCGTCCAAAAGCTCGATCACGTAGACAAAATAAATAGCATCCATACCAACTATATAGTTAGAATGTAGGCACGATGTCTAAAAAATGTACCATTGTCATTGATGATGAAGTAAATTGCCGAATCGGTGGTTTGCATCCCGGACATCTTGAAGTTCTTTGGAACAAATTCGGCTTTTATGTCGAAGGCTACCGTTATATGCCTCAATTTCAGCTGGGCAGGTGGAGTGGCAAGGTCCATTTTATGGACCAGCAAGGCAAGACCTACACAAAGCTGCTTGTCGAGATCCTCCCTTACCTTGTGGTTTGGGAGTATGACATCGACTTCGATGATCGGCGCTTGCCGGTCAAAGCCATCACCGAGGTGGCGACCGAGGACATGTTCCAGACCGAGTTCAAGTTCAGGCCGTACCAGCTCAACGTCATCAACAAGCTGTTGCAAGAAGGCTCGGGCTTCGGCATCTGTGCTACGGGCTCAGGGAAGACTTCAATGTGCGCCGCGATGGCGTACCTGCTTGCCAAGCAGGGGTTTCAGGTCATCATCATCGTACCGTCAGGCGACCTGATCACCCAAACAGTGACTGAGTTTGAGGAGAGGCTGGTCAACATCAAGGGTGACCTGACCATCGGCTCCTACTCAGGCAGCGAGAAGAACATCGACCACCCGATCGTTGTTGCTACCTGGCAGTCCCTGCAGAACGCCCCGCACTACATGGCCTACTTCCAAGCGGTCATCGTAGACGAGGCTCACGGCGCTAAGGCCGATGTTATCAAGAAGCTGATCAACGAGCACGGCAAGCACATCGCCTACCGCTACGGCGTCACCGGCACCTTCCCGAAGCCTGAGACAGACCAGTACTCGCTGCGGACCTCCATCGGGCCGATCCATGTCACGGTTGATGCGGCTTGGCTGATCAGCCAGGGCTACCTGTCAAGCATCAACATCACCGACATCGAGATTCAGGACCTGGTAGAGGAGGAGTTCCCTGACTATCAGTCAGAGCGAGCTTACCTTTCAAAGAACACCGACCGTCTTGAGCTGATCGCCAAGCTGATCATGCAGAAGCGCGACGAGGTCGGCAACACGCTGGTGCTTGTCAACAGCATTGTGCAGGGGCAGGCGCTCGAGGAGCTGATTCCAGGCGCTGTCTTCCTCTTTGGTGAGTCTGAAAATGACTTGCGGAAGCAGAACTACCAAGAGTACGCCGAGCGGGACAACATCATCCTGATCGCCTCCGTCGGCATCGCATCGACCGGCATCTCGATCGACCGCATCTTCTGCCAATGGCTTATCGACACCGGCAAGTCATTCGTTAAGTGCATCCAGTCTGTAGGTCGTGGCCTGCGAAAGAAGGGTGACAAGAAACATATCGAAGTCTATGACGTGCACTCGAAGCTGAAGTTCAGTAAAAAGCACTTCAAGAAGCGGAAAGAGTACTACCAGGAGGCTGGATACCCCATCTCCAAGCCTGTCAAAGTCAAGTACACCGAAGCGTCCAAGCCAGGGCTGCTTAGCTAACCAAGGAAACCCACCATGTCCCTCAATCTCGACCTCCACCAACTGAAGCAAGCAGTCGCCATCCTCGGCGGCGACTATGAGACCCAGCTCACTATCAAGCAGTTTGCCGACGGCTCCGTCCACGCCTGGGTCGCTGAGTACCCAGATGAAGGCTCTGTCCTGCTCGTGCCCGCGCCTGAGGCCATCAAGCAGATCGAGCAAGAGACGCCGTTCACCGTCATGATCAACACGCTCGCAGATCCGCTGGCTTTGGTTGGCACCTTTGCGAAGGCTGAGCCAGGCGCTGAGCGTCAGGTCTACAGCCTCGACGTCGGCCTGACGCAAGGAGAGGTAGACGCGATCTGGGCAGCGGCCATCAAGCGCCTGGTCTGACCATGCAGCTCTACACAATGGTCTTCGCCTTTGACCCTAACGGACGGGTGGCTCTGATCAAGAAGAATCGTCCTGACTACCTCGCAGGTAAGTGGAACGGGATCGGCGGCAAGGTAGAACCAGGCGAAGCCATTGAGGACGCTGCCGTGCGCGAGGTGCACGAGGAATCGGGGCTCGATTTGCTGACCTCTGAGCTCACCAGGTGCGGTGTTTTCACGGTGCAGGACAAGTATGAGATTCATATCTTCAGAGCTGTCATCCCGGTGGATCAGCTTTACTCGGCTTACACGGTCACGGACGAAGAGGTGCGGACCTTCCATCCTAGCGAGGTGCACGTCATTACGATGGATCAGCATTCGCTGATGTTCTACCAAGCCGCCGTCATTAGCGTTAACCACCACGCAAACCACCGCATGAATTTTCAATTCGTTTCGTTCTAGCGGTATAATCCAAGGACTACATGCAAATTCTTCCTGACTACGGCTTTGCGTTCGCCATCGATGACGTAACAACACCCGTTATTCCTAAGTACGCTTGGTTCTACGACGTGCAGGTAAATGACTTTCTTCTCAGGCCGATTCACATGCTTGAGGAGACAACCGGCCCGACGGTGACCGCTCGGATCAACGGCACGGTCATCTCAGTGCCTGCGAGCTGGTACATACTGATCGTTGATGACGACACGCGCACCGTAGACACGGTGCCGATCACTCAATGCGCCTCTTCGGCCTTCAAGGCTTACTTGATGCACCCAAGGCTGAACCGCTACGAAGCTGTAGCTGTCGAGCTGATGGACTTGGACTACAACGGCGTTGTTGTTCACCTGGCCATCCCGCGCTTGACCATGATCTGTCATCCGGTTGGGCAGACCATGTCGAGCAAGGACTTGCCGATGAACGTCCTGCTCGGCCCGCAAGACCTGGGCAAGCACATGGTCAACATGAGCGCGCAGGAGCTGCTGATTTGAAGCCGCTGACGATGAGTCATCGTGTGGCTTGCCAAAGCCTTGTGAGCCTTGTCGGCACAGCAATGCTAATTGAAGTACCCAGCGAGCTTAAGTCGAGCGTCACAGCCGCGGCTGAATCGTTGCATAAGTGGAAGCTTGTCAGCCGGCGTAAGGAGGATCGTGACATTCCTCAGTATGAGGATGCATACCTCGAGACGGTCGCTGAAGTCAACGTCTGGCGTTACTTGGTAGCTCATCGGTTCAACGCCCATTGGATGGGCTTTGGCAGCACTAACACCGGCGCATATGACATCATCGTAGCTACGTATGATGAGCCGATGAAGCTTGACGTTAAGTTGTCTAAGCGGTCGGTTTATGCTGGCACCACGTCTATCATGAACAGCGAGCATGCGGCGATCTTTGGCTCGTATGATTCGTTGAGCAATCCCACCCCACCTACGGATCCAAACGTGATCCACGTGCGCGTAGTACTTGATGAATGCAGCGGTGCGAGCGCATTAACCCTCTCTCAAGTGTTTTATGCTCGACAGCAATCTTGGATTGACTCAAAGCGCGACACTATCTCAAAATTCATCAGCTTGAAAGATATTATTCCGCTATGAGCAACATCCTCAATTTCTTGGCCAACAAGGCTGACGCGCCCGGAGGCACGTATGTCGGCGCCAACGTCGAAGACTTCAACGCCGAGCACTGTGCACTGTTCAAGAGCCTGTCATGCATTGCAGGTTCAAGGGTAGCTAGCGAGAAGCTGCACATCACGGTTGTCTACAGCAAGGGCACGGTTGTCGAGCCCGACCTGCTCAAGCCTGCGTTCGACTCTTACAAGCTGCCGCTCAAGGCCAAGATCATCGGAGCTGCAGCCTTTGACGCCGTGCCTCGCGAAGACGGCACCCGAGCCGATGACGTGAGCACGTTGGTGCTGAAGCTTGAATGTTCTGAGCTCATGCAGCTGCACGCTGCTTGCAAGGATCTGGGTTGCACCCACACTTACCCCGAGCTCAGCCCGCATGTCTCGCTCTGCTACGACGTGCCGAAGGCTGAGTGCCATTCGGCGGTCGATGACCTCAACAGCAAGATTGCAAGTCTGAGCGAGCCGTTGTACGTCAACATCACCAAGCTCTTTACCGAGCCGATCAAGACGGACTGGGTGAAGGCAAACTTCAAGAAGGCAGCATGAACTACTTTGAGTATTTTCGCTCCGCTACCAAGCCGTTCTTCATCGCCTGCACCCCGGCTCCTAGCACCGACGGTCCTGTCACCAACCTTACCATCACGGTTTGCAAAGGTGAGCCATTAGAGCTGACCTTTGATGAACTGTGGGGCGAGTTTGAAGTCGTGCCCGAACGAGTCGCTGACTCGGTGACCACGGCCATCAGGGCCGTCAACGTGCTGCGCAACAGCATCGCCGCGCGGTCCCGGCGAGTCTTCGGCAACCTACTGTTCACGGCTGACGCTGAGTTCATTGAACTGCTGAAGACACAGCACGGCTCGCAAGATATAACCTATGTGCATGCGCCAGAGCTACCGGTCGGTGAGCTGCGCATGGCGCTTTTTTCATCAAAGAACAGTGCCATAGAGGGTGGTATCGCCTGGCATGACGGCCAGCTGTACGCTCACGAAGGCTACTTGAATTACTTCGCTCGTATGGTGCTCTGATGACTGACGCCATCCGTGCTGAGTTTGAAGAGATCGTGCAACGCCTACAGGCTAACGGCATGATCCCTAAGCCTACCTCGCCTAAGGACGAGTCAGTGCGTGACAGGGTGCTGACTCGCTTCAGGCTAGGCTCGAAGACCAAGGCGCCAGTTGGTGCAGGTAACTATACACCTGGCGTCAAGGTACTTATCATTGGTGAGCAGACCAGCCACCCAGAGGTCAACAAGTACCATGCGCCGTTCTGTTCGATCAAGGCTTGCTCAGGTTGGCTCAACGCTCAGCTCTGCGACGCTAAGATTGACGAGAAGGATCTCTTCTGGGTCAACGCTCTTGACAATGACGGCACGCCTGTTGACCTAGGTGCGATGTACAGCTATCTCAAGCCGCAGTTCGTGTTTGCCCTAGGCAAGGTCGCTGAGCGTCAGCTTGAGAAGCACAAGGTCCCTTACACAGCCTTCGCTCACCCGCAATACTGGAAGCGATTTAAGAGCAAAGAGCCTTACCCCTTCATTCAGGTACTGCAAATTGCAACTAAAGGCATGCCGCAATAGTTCACCTGCGGGCAAAGCTGTGTTACAATCCGAGACCATGTTTACCCTCCGCAACACCCTTCTGACGGTTGTCGTGCTCTACGGAGCGTCCGCTGTTGCTTGCCTCAGGTTGTGGCTCGCAGATGACATTGTCCTCTTGATGCTTGCGGCTGTACCCTTCCTCTACTACATGATCGTTAAGGTGCGCTGACATGGCAATTTGGACCCTCGATGACTTTAAGGGCAAGAAGGTCGGCATCGACCTCCTGCAACGACGCCTGACCGATGACGAGCACTCGCACGGCAACTCGTGGGCTCAGCTCCGATCCAACCAGATGGTCAACCTCGGCGTTGACTGCGAGACCATCCATGAAGGCAGCAAGCCTGAAGCCGAGTACACGGCTTGGGATCAGTATGACGTCATCCTGCTCTACCAGGACATGGCGATGCAGAACTTCGTCGACAGCAACATCGTCAACGTCTACGACATCGGCTTGGACAAGTCCGCGTGGTACTTCCAGCGGATTATGTGGGACAAGCACAAGCACATCAAGATCGTGTCGCTTGATTGGCCGATGCTCGACTACGGTAAGCGTGGCCGTTACAAGTCTACACGCCCGGTCTGCTCCGACGCCTGGCGCGCCACCGACTGGGAGAAGTACCAGGAGAAGTGCGACCAGATCCTGGCCGACGAGTACGTGCTTGACCCAGGCTTCACCTACGCCAAGGGCAAGGTTAGGCACCTGGTCATGGGCGACTCGCACGCTCACTCGGCCTACAAGGCAGGCTCAATGGTGCTGCGCAAGGACGGGCGCACGCTCGCCGGCGTCATCAAGAAGGGACTTCTCAATGAGATCACCGGCGCAGGCTTTGACCTGGCTGACATCGACACGCTGACCTGCTACTACGGCAGCATCGACATTCGTCACCACCTTTGCCGTGACCCTGACCCCAAAGCCGCATGCGCCAAGCTGCTGGCCGACTACGAGCAGGCCCTCCTCCTGGCCGGGCGGCCGATTGAGCTGGTGACTCCGCTGCCCATCGAGGACGAGTCCCGCGTGGTTCCGAAGATGGGCTGGTACAAGGGCACGCCGTTCTTCGGCACCCGCCTCGAGCGTAAAGCGGTGCTGGACCAGTTCATCGCTGGGCTACATGACATCGCCGCTCGCAACAGCTGGACGGTGTTCAGCTGGCCTGAGAGCTGGTACGCCATGGACCCAGTGGACTTCATGAAGTTCATGGAGCGCCCACGTTCGGTCCACCTTGGCTGGTGCAACTACCGTTGGGACTTGAAGGGCAACAGGCCCAACCCCGTCCACCAGAAGGTAGTCCCCGTCGTTTCAAACCTCTTGGAGTTCTGACATGGCTGAACAACGTGTGGTCATCGTCTTCCTGCCTCGCAAGGGGCAGCCGTGAGAATCACCTTTTCGCGCTGCCTTCATGGGCTTTGGCACCATCATCGAGCTCGAGGACGGCACCGTCACCTCGGTTGACATGCACAGCATGAAGTTCGAAACCTTCAACCCAGTGCTCAACCCGACTCCTGCCATGATTGCGCGCGCTGCGAAACGGCCGCCCTATCCCTTCTAACATGAAATCGCTGACCAACGTTATCAAGCTGGCTTACAAGAAAGCTGCAGCTCGTAAGTGGGACCGCATCTACTGGGCGATTGACATCCACGAGACCATCCTCGTGCCGTCATATGACAGCAAGGTCCTGGGCGTTCACTACCCGCTGGTGATTGAAAGCTTGAAGCTGATCCTCAGCTTCCCTGAGTCACGGATCATCCTTTGGTCCTCCCTCAGCCCAGAAGACATGCAGCGGCACAAGGACCACATCTTCAAGGACATCTTCTCTCCCAAGGAGCAGGACTGCGTCTACCTCAACTGCAATCCCGAGTGCGGTGAGACCGAGTACGCAAGCTTTAACCAGAAGTTCTACTTCAACGTCCTGCTAGATGACAAGGCTGGCTTTGACGCCGAGACCGACTGGAAGACGGTCATTGACACCCTCACCGCCTACCGCCGGCCGCTACCCTAAATAGCCAATGACTGACTGCATTTGCAAAGGCAAAGGCAACTGGCGCGCTATTGTCGCCGAAGTTGAACCGCTGCTCGACACCAAGTTCATCGACGATGACGGCTACATCTGGGTCCTCTACGGCTTGGTGCACGGCAAGGATGACTATTACTACGGCATGCGCCGCCTTGACGGCAAGACGACGCTGCTGTCTTGCGTTGGCAACCTGCAAGCACACGGATTTGAGCCGCACCCATGACAGTCCTCAACTACCTTGACCGCTCCCGCTGGGACCAGTTCTGCTACTTCCTCAAGCAGATGAACGTCCGAGGTCTTGCGGCTCACTACAACAAGACCTACAGCTACACCACGGCCCTCTCGCCGGACGTTATGTACTTCCAGCCGCTGGTCTTAGCGCCGTCTGACCGCCGGATGCTGGCGCGCGACATCATCGGCGTTCCGTCAAGCCAGCTCTCACCCGAGGACAAGGTCTGCAACGCGTCGTTGTCTTACTGGTATGGCCCGACCTACATCCTGACCTACTTGACCGGGATCACCGACACAGCCAAGGCGCACATAGACTTTGACCGTGTCTACGATGACCAGGACTACGTCGAGTCCCTGCGAGCCAACATCGCCTTTGCCCGCAAGCACAAGCATCCCATCTGGACTACGACTGAGCTACACACGTCGATCCAGACAGAAGGCCGCAACTACTGCAAGCAGAAGTACAACGACCCGGCCCGCAAGGCTGACTCGTTGGACATCGTCGAGTGGATGGCTCACCTCAAGCGTAACGGCTGGGTGAAGAAGGTCATCGAGGCGAAGACCCTCGAAGACGCTTACAAGGCTTACTGCGAGCCTCGAGGTGTAGGCCCGTACTTCGGCGGCAACGCTGTCATGATGGCCGCCAACCTCAAGGAAGCCGCATACTCGCACGAAGAAAGCTTCTGCGCAGCTGGCGGCGGCGCGATCGCCACGCTTGACTGGCTGTTTGAGCCGATGAAGAGCGCCGGCGTCAAGCTGAATCCCAATAAGCTCATTAACCTCCTCGTTGAGCATCAAGACACTCTGATGCCTGATGTCAAGGTGCCGGTTGAGTTCCAAAACTTGGACGGCTGGGACGGCAAGATTCTCAAGAAGGACCAAACCTTCTATACGGCCAACAGCTTAGAGGTAGGTTTGTGCCAGTGCAGCGTCTACAACAAGTTCCTCAAGGAGCCTGAGGCGATGAAGCGGCGCAAGGACGTGACCTACGACCTGACGCCGTTTAAGCTGCGGGAGCAGGGTGTTGCGGCCGATGACATCCCAACGGGTGACTACGGCAAGACCGTGGACATGAAGCCGGAACCGCCGTTCAGGCTCGACCTGCTCGAGTTCTGATCACTCGTCTTGGTCGCTGAAGATGGCAGTTAGCTCTGACATGAGCTTATTGAGAGCTTGCTCCCAAGTATCAAACACAGCTTCGTCCTCGCCGTCGGTGAGCGCGCCGCCGTCAACAAACATCAGGATGCGTTCTTCGTTAGGCACCCGGCGGATGATGTACGAGCATTCGGTGTCATAGTCACCGCCGCTGGCTTTCAAGGTGACCCTCAACCTGTCCCTGTTGCCTGAGTACGGCACGTGCGATGCGCCGAATGTCCAATTGTAGTGCTGGCATCTAAGGCATGCATGCAGTACGCCGCCACTCATCTTGACGTCGTCAAACTCACGGCCTCTAGGCGTCTCAAAGCCGATGAACTTCTGCTGAAGCGAAAGCATCACGCGCTTGCTGTATTCAACCTCTTCAAAGATCTTCTCAACAGGGCCGTCGGCGATAGTCCGTTGGATCACGTTGTCGTCGAGGTGGACTGTCTTAGAGTAAGCGATGGCCTCTCTTGTTTGCTCAACGTCACGCACTCGGACTCGCTCAACGCTGAAGCGGTCAAGCGTGCTCACATAGATTGTTAGCGGATGCTTAGTCGTTGCGATGAGCCGTCGATCATCAAGAGTAAGCTCGTACTCCTGCGTGTAGTTAACGTGGTTCCGCTTAAAGCCTGCCGCTGTGATGATCTTCAAGAACGCAGTACGTTCCGCATAAGCAACATGTAGCTTGACCCAGTGAGGTAGAGCGGCATCATCACCCAAGAGGTTCGCGACCCAGTGAGGTAGAGCGGCATCATCACCCAAGAGGTTCGCGATGCTTACGTCGTAGAGCTTGTCGCCGAGGTGATCATAGACGACGACCTCCTTGCCGCCATCTTCAATCTTGACATTGTGCTTAGGCAGCGCGTCAACGATAGCCTGCTGGATCAAGAGAGCCCGTGACCGCAACGTGCTGGCTTCATTGAGCTTACTTGTACACGCCTGGCGTAGCTCAGCAGGTACGACCAGCTTCTTGCTTTCCAAGCCCTCAACGGCTCGCTTCAGGATCTCCTTCAGCTGTGCCTTGTGCGGGAAGCTTGATGACATCATTAGCTTGAAGGCGTCGCCGTAGGTCATGACCTGCTTCGCGCTCACGCTTGAGCCGAAGAGGATGGTGCAGATCTTGTCAGGGTCGCTGGTGATCAGGCTCTTGCCCGTGGTCTTGAAGGACTTCGTGATCCCGCGTTTTCCTGCCTTGTCCTGTGTTGACCTATAGAGCCCACGGCTTAGATCGAATGCAAGCCTACTCCTTGCCGTCTCTTGGCCGTCTGCCGCCCTGGCCGTCACCTTGTACTCCGCATACTTCGCGATTGCAAACAGCAGCTCATTGCGGTGAGAGCCCTTCAAGCCTAGCTTCAGGTCGTTCGGGGCGTTGTAGTAGGCCCACTTCGCTAGCTTGAGGTTCGTTGTAGGGATGATGTCAACTTGGGCTATCTTTGACCCATGGAGCCGCGCAAAGCTGTAGACATTAAGGCCCGGCATGTGGCGGAATTGGCCGTTCAAAGCCAGCTGCTCTACGGCGGTTTTGACGAGCGTAACATCAGCCTCCACCGCGACGTCGATATCACCTGAGAGCTGGTCGGGCTCCTTCAAACCGGCGCTGCCGACAAGCGCGATAGCTGATGACGGGAGGTTAAGCTTGACCTTGAGGTCACAGATGACCTGCATGCCGATCTCCCGAGCCTCGGCTTGGGTCAGCGGGTGGGAGCCCTTGATAGCGGCGCCGCCTTCAAGGATGAGGGCTTCGGAGAGGAAGGTCTTGAAAGTCATTTGATAATAAGCTTGGGGTCAATTGGCTTGCTGCAAACTAGCCAAAAGCCAGTAGATATTTTCTTTTGAATGCCAAAAAATATCCACGGCAAGATATCTTTGTCAATGACAGTAATGACGCGCTCAAATTCTATGCTAGACCAGCCATTCACGGTCATTAGATCGCTAATCCAATGGCTAGCGTACATGTGTTCGGGGTCGGGAAGGATGTCATCGGCGACATCACTGCCTTTCACGCTAAGCGTCACCCAGTCTTCATGCTTAAGCAGATTTACTTTATTAAAGCTAAAGAAAGAGTTCTTTACGAAACCGTTAGCCAAGATTGACTCAACGTTTTCTTTACGTGTTTGATGATAGAGAACTCCAGCTGCAATCAATTTTTTGAATCTAAGCTTAGCATCCTGAACGCTTTTAGCGTCAGGGCTTGGAGCCTCATACTTATAAGACTCAATGATTTGCGAGAGCTTCATGCTCCTATTTACAAAGCCTAGATGTCGGCTGAAGGCTCGATGAAGGTTAGACCCCGCAGCTTCGCGTCCCGCATGATCAACTTGATCTCTGCGGCATAAGCCTTGTTGGCCTCATCAGCTAGCTCCTGCGCGGCTCGTTGGGTCGGGGCGTCACCGACGCTCCCATAAGACCCAGCTGCTAGCTTGTAGACGGCGTGCCACCTGCCGCCTGCGGCTTGTAAGACAACGTGTCTCATTGGTAGCCGCTCTTGCTAAAGCGAAGCACTGGCTTATAGCTCATGCGGCCCTGCAGATGTCAAAGGCTTCCTTGTAGGTCACCTCATAGCGGCGCAACAGCTTGCGGATTGCGTTGGGGGTTGTCATGCCTGTGCGCATGAGATCGGCGTACTCGAGGCGGATCTTGCGCCGGTCATCCTTGCCTAGCTTGCAGCACTCTGGGTCGGCATCGCTCAGGTGATGGCGATGTGCGTTGGGAGCGATGGGTTCCTCAACGGGTTTTGCAGGGCGGCCGCGCTGACGTTTAGGCGGTTCGATGTTTTCTAAGGTTCGCTCCTGCTCAGCAGCAGTAAGTTGGTTGATGATAAAAGAAAATGGTGTGCATGACTCGGTGTGCATCTGCAAGCTTCGAGTAAAGCAACTCACCTTTTGGGTGAGACATCAGGTTTTAGGCCTGAAGAGGGGCGAAATTCATTTTACCACATACCGTTCTGCCGTGGCATTTATTAGAAGGCATAACTTTGATATTCGATTCGGCTCATCAGGAGGTTAACCATCAGGTGCTTTCCATTGACATAGGTAAACACCTGCTCCTTCAAGCGCTTTGATTCCTCGATGTCGAGGATCCGGAAGCGACCTTCTTTCATCGGGTAGACCTTGAAGATGGCTCTTCGGTGTTGCCTGATGATAAGCGTGGGCACCTTCGGTTCAGAGACAGCCTCAATGCGTACATCGTACGAGTCATCGAGCTTGTCGACCAGCTCTTGCTGTGCTAGCAGCAAGATTGGCCGAAGCGGTTTAATGTCCATGAGCACATTATATCCACTTCGATTCCAAAAAGAAACATCGGTTACAGCAAAAAGAACGGGCCAAGGCGCGCGTTAGGCAGCTACACCTAAGTGGATACATAGTACTCATGCAAGGCTTCATCTATCTCTGGCGCGACTCGTTGCGTAACATGTACTACATCGGCTCTCATGAAGGAGTACCGACAGACAGCTACACCTCATCGTCGCGTTGGTTCAATGGTGAATATCACTATCGACCTCAAGACTTCAAGCGTCGAATCCTTAAGATCAGCGACATTGAAGAGATTCGAAAGCTAGAATGGGATCTACTAGCCAGAATTAAGGACTGTGAGTACAATACCAAGTACTACAATCAGAAAGTCGGTCGCAAGAAAGGTCAATTGCCATGGAATGCAGGCAAGACAATGTCTGAAGACTATTGTAAAGCTATCAGCGAAGGCCGAAAGGGGAAAGGCACGGGGAAACCTGCCTGGAACAAAGGGGTAAAGAATCCCAATGCAGCTGAAAATGGACGCAAGTCAGCTGAAAAATTGTCTAAGACAATTACAGGCAGGAAAATTGCCGTCGTTGACGGTAAGAGGACGTGGGTATATCCTGAAGGGGTGTAGCCGTTTCTGTTGCCAAGTACGGCTACGAACTCCGAAGGCTTATTAGGCCGCCATCGCGTAGACAGAGTCGTTTGCGTTTGTAATGCTTTGCGCTGCTTACGGCAGTCACCTATCGAGCGCCTATGGTCATACTACGCGTCGGTCGATCGCCAAGTCACCCCCACCGAAGAACACATGATATGTGCTTGGGTGGAGGTGCCGGGAATTGAACCCGGGTGTCGCCGCTTTTCTTACCTTCAGTTTACGCTGTTCAGCTCTTATTTACTTCCACGGATTCTTGTCGAGCTCTTTGTGCAAACGCTCAACGCCGATCTTGGCGATGTAAGCAGGCCCATCCTCTGACCACACGAAGAAGATCGGGTTGCCGGTGAAGAACGCCAGCATCACCTGATCCACGGTCTCCATGAAGACAGCGTGGATCATGATCCGTGTGCCCCGCATCACGTGCAGCTTCTTGTCCCGCAGGACCACGTCATAGTCAAGCGCAAGTCGGTCGATGAACGTTTGTTGAAGCTCCAGGAGCTTGTTCTTGCTCATTTCAGCACCGCTACCATCAGCACAACGCACCCGGATTGGGTATCCTCGAGGTCCATGCGGTGGGGCCGCTGATGGTTGAACTCGTAGACCTTGTCAAGCTCTACCTGCATCGTGACGCCGTCGGCCGTGATGGTTGAGACGCCGCTAGGCAGGATGAGGGGCACAACGAGTGTGCGGTCCGTGAACCGCTCGAGGTCGAGCTCGTCAACGTGCTCCTCAGCGCCGGCGCAGACTGAGAAGTAGACGAAGTCGAGCTTCTCAACCGGCACGCCTGCGATGTAGCTCAGGTGCGTCATCAGGTGCTGAGCGGCAAGATTATGAAGCTGATGCGTTTGAAACCGCTTCGGCGTGTTGACCTTGTAGCTCAGGTACCTGATCTCGTTGGCCGCTTGGCGAAGCGGCCAGCCCACATCCACGGAGCCGATGCGGCGGATCATCGCGGGTCTACGCCTTCAACGCGCCCCATGGTCCAGAGGCCGTTGCGTTGGTCCCCGCGTGGGTCATTCTGCCCTTCGGTGCCGAAGAAGTCAGCTTGGCCCAGCTCATCGAGGATGTCATTTAGCGCTTCAGAGTAAGCGAGGGCGTCATCATGATCGCTAACTATTTGGTCCTTGATTCTAGACAGCACCGTTAGCACGCGCTTCTGGGTAAGTGTCATGACACTAGAGGGAAATTCGACGGTTTCTACTGTGCTGTCTAAGGACATCATGCGGTCTCCAAGCGCCACAGCGGGCGCGCAAATGAGTCATCGCGGATGATCGGCCGCCTGCAGATGTCATGTGTGCGCCCGTAGGCCAAGTGGCCACGATGGTCGGCAGGCAGGATGATGCCGGTCACCTCATGGATGAAGTCCATGCGATAGCGCATCGAGCCGCTGTACATGTAGGCGATCTGCAGCACCACCATGGCAACCTCGCAGAACTTCAGCCAGTCCTCCGTCGGGAGGTCTTTCAGCCTAACATGCGGGTTGATGCCTGTCAGCCAGAAGGTTTCCGCCCGGTAGATGTTGCCTAAGCCAGCGATGAAGCTTTGCTCGAGAGCGACATCGCCCATTCGCATGTTCTGCACCCGCTTCGGCGCGCCCTCCTTGAGCGCAACGACCGTGCCTTTGGCCACCGCCATGTCGGTCATCAGCTTCGGCAGCTCATTGAGCAGGTCAAAGCCGATGCGGCGCTTCAGCTCAGCTTCGGGCATGCCGTCAGGCCAGTACTCCATGTTGCCAAAGTTGCGCATGTCGGTGTAGACAGCGTGAACCTCGTCCTTATGCAGGCCGTAGTCGCCGCGAAGCTGGACTCTGGCATGCTTCAACGCCGAGTTGATGATGTCACGCATCGGCACTAGAGCGCCGCCGACATAGGCCTTCTGGTTGTTGTGAGCGACATGGATGCTGTCGGAGGCCGGGTACCACCAACCGCTCATGCCCAGAGTGGACGTCAGCTCGCCGCCGTTGTCAAGCGTGAGCTTGATGAGTTTGCCGTGGGCCCGCACTTGTGTGACCACGCCTGGCTTGAATTTGTCAAGGCCTGGGATGCCTTTCTTGAGCAGCTTGCCTGAGACCAACTCGATGCGTTCGAGGGTGTTGCCGATCACTAGCTCGTCGAGCAGGTCGGCGTTGCGCTTAACCTCTGGACCTTCAGGCATGCTCACCCTCGACCGACTGTGTCATGACGGCGGCGCCGTACTTGTCGGTGATCAGCAGCCCAGCCGCCTGCTCGAGCTCAGGCGTGCTGAAGCTGAAGCTGGCATACGGGCTGCTGATCGACCGAAACCGGAAGTGCCGCTCAGTCAACAGCTCGTGAATGGCGTCGTAGAGGTTTGAGGGAACGCTGATCATGCATGCACCAGCTTGTGGTGCACGCCGTTGATGACCATGTAGGTCAGCGGCCGTTTGTGCATGTCGGTCACCGTACGCTCGCACAGCGCCAAAGCGGTCATGATGTTCTTGTCCGTCACGCCGTCCTTGTACAGGTTGAGGAAGCCCTCGCACTGCTCGTCGGTGGCGAGCTCGAACAGCTCGTAGAGAACCGCAACCTTGGCGTACTCGATCTTCGCCATGGCCTTTGAGGTCATCGCGTGCAGGTTGTCCTTGTAGGAGCTGAGTAGCGTATCAAGCGCCAGCAGCTGTTCACGTTTCATCGTTGAGTCCTGTGAAGTGCTTGAAGTCAGGCACGTCATGCGCGCCTGGGTCACGGTCAAAGATCGCGGTTGCAAGCTCAGCGACCGTCTCGTAGTCGATGAGGAGCGGCTCTCTGTCAGGGTCATGCCCTTCATGCACACGAGCGTGCCCAGGAACCGTCACCTCGATGCCCATGCGCCGAATGACGCCTTTGTGCGACAGCGTGAAGGTCGCGATGCTGTCGCTCAGGTACTTCAGCGAAGCGTCATCATAGCCTGCCGTCAGCAATGCGTCTTGCAGCTGGAGGCAGAAGGCGCGGTTCACGGCCCGCTTCGCAAGGCTTTCGCCAGCTTATCGCATGCGGCGTTATACTGGCCGAGCTCCGTTTGCCAGTAGTCCTGGTCGCTCCACTGCCCGGTGTAGCTCGGCACCTTGGCTTGAGCTTGCCGGAGCTGGATGCGAGCCTGCAGCATCTCGCAGACTGCGTCCGCGATGGCGTGAGCCCCAGGCTCTTGAGGCTCGGGAGCCTTGCCGCCGAACGCGACGTATGGCGGGCTCGAAAGGTCGGCGAAGATCTCGGTGAACAGATTGTCTCTCATGGTGCGCCCGGCCGGACTCGAACCGGCACGCCACTGCTGGCGTCAGGACCTAAACCTGGTGTGTCTACCAATTTCACCACGGGCGCGCTTTTGGAAAGTCCTGTGTCAAGCCCAGGCTTTCGCCATATACGTAAGCCCAACCATCTTTCCTGGACAGTATAAAAGATGAGTTCTCTATTGTGTGATCATATGCATAGCTTGCGCTACATGATAGCCTCCATCGGCTGGTTACTCATCGGTTGCGTCGATGGGATGACGTGCTTGCTCAACCAGCTCGAGGATCTTTAACCTTGCTGGCTTCAGGTAATGCTTGAACGTACGGCCGCTTGCTGAGCTCGTCGAGCGCTGTGTGGCTCTGGTGCTTCAGCACCAGCGGGTTGGTCTCAGCGTCAACGACGATGCTGAACAGCTCGTTCCCGAGCAGGGACTCGGCCATCAGGACCAGGTCCGCTTCAGGGAGAACCAACAACGCCTCTTTGAACGAGCTCATGCGACCACCAGAATCTTGGCCTTGCTGAGCTGTGGCAGGCGGATCACGGTGTCGAGCGTGGGCTTCAGCAGCCAGCTCTTGACGGTGCCGTCATGCTTCTTGTCAACATGGCTGACATAGAACGAGGCCTCCTCGCCCGAGCCTGTCGAGATGACGTGCATGCCTTCATCGGCGGTGCGGTCATTGACAGGCTCGAAGATCGGGAGGCCTCGAGCGGCGTGCTGCAGGACGCCAGCACGTGTTACCAGCATACCCAAGTGCTTGCTGAAGTTGAACAGGTTGCTTGGGTATTGCATGGCAGTCTCGCTGTTTGGGATTCGGTAGGATGATTGTATCACAAAGCCAAGCCTTGTAAACACATCATCCAGGCCGAAGCTTACTTCAGCGATTCCAGCAGGGCCTGCAGGTCCTCGACGGACATGTCGTTGATGGCGTTGGCCTTCTTGTCGTCGATGGCCTTCATCACCAGCTGGCGCTGAGCGGCGCGAGCGGCGGCGTTGGCGGCGGCCGTGCGTTCGGTCGAGATGACGTCGATGACGTACTTGACGACCTCGAGCTTCAGCGGCGTGACGACGTCAGCCGGCTTGGCGCTGGCCGTGACGAAGCTGGTCGGCTCGTCATTGTCGGCCTTGGCCTTGCGGAACAGAGACTTGGCGATGTCGTCCAGGTTGGCCTTGCCGGTGCCCGAGGTCAGCGGCAGGTCCCACAGGTCCTCGATGGCCAGCGCGCCCTTCGGCGTGTCGAAGCGCCACTTCTGGCGGGAGGCCTGCAGCAGCAGGTTGTCGATGTTGGTTGTCATGATGTGCTTCCTTTCAGTGTTGCACGGGTGGATCAGAATGCGACTCGGATGACGCGGTTGAGAGCGCCCTTGACACGCACGACCACGGTGTCGCGTACCGTGGACGAGAAGCCCAGGCCCGACAGCTGTTCGGACGCCTTGGCGACCTTCAGCTTGGAGCCGACCATCTCCAGGACCTTGCGGTGCTTGTTCAGCTCCGGGGTCAGGAACTCGTTGTAGAAGCCACGGGCGGTGCCGTCATTGGCACAGCCTTGCAGCATGAAGAAGTAGTGCTTGTTGCCGGCGCCCTTCTGGTCATCCCAGTGGTTCGGTGACAGCATCACGACGTTGACTTGCTGGAAGGTCTGGGTCTTCAGGCCCCAGACATCCTTCGTCGTGCTCGTGCTCGGCAGCGACTCGATGATCGTGAAGCCGTCCTTCTTCGAGTACTTGATCTTCGCCACGGTCAGGTTCGACCGAGACGGGATCGCGCGATCGTAGTAGATCGTCGTGGTCACGCCGTCGAACTCGATGTCGACGCCGAAGCCCTTGCCGTCCGTCGACCGCTTGACGAAGTTGTTGATGAACAGCTCGTAGACGCCTTCTTTCATGCGGTTGCGGTTGGCGTAGTAGATGTTCTCGCACGGCTCGTTCTTCATGCCGTCAACGCCGTTGGCGTCCAGGTCCAGCTCGCCACCGCACGGAGACAGGCTACGGCCACCCTTCAGCCGGTAGCTGCCGTAGTAGATCTCGGAGCCGCCCGGCTCGACCATGTGGAAATCCAGGTCATCGGTGTAGTCCCAGGCCAGGCGGCAGCACAGCTCGCCGACCACTTGGCCGCCGGCGCTCTTAACACGTTCCTTGATCGAGTCCGTCACGTCGCCGGTGTAGGACCAGCTGAAGGAGTTGTCCCAAGCAAACAGCTTGCCAGCCGTCGGGTCGGTTGGAGCGATCAGGCTGACCAGGCGGTTGGTGTGCTTGTTCTCCAACAGCAGCTCGATCGACTTGGCCGTCGGCAGGATGTCCTTCAGGAACTTCTCGATGCCCACCTCCTCGATCTTGTCGAAGGACCTGGTCGAGACCTTGGCGTCACCCACCAGGTCATCGAACACGTCGCCGGTCATGGTCGCCTTGGCGTCGCGGTTGGCGAACAACACGTTGTTGACCGTGATGTCCGTCAGGACTGCGAAGCGGCGTTCCAGGGCCGAGACCAAGCCCAGCTTCTGCAGCTCGCCCTTGGCCTTCTCGATCATGCCCTTGGTAACCAGCGCCGTCGGACGCTTGTAGTTCTGCGGGGCGGTCTTGGACTCGTAGATCTTGACGGCGTCATCCAGCTCCTTCATGGCCAAGTCCTCGACCAACGTGCCGATGACCGAAGTGCGGAAGCCGCACAGTGCGCCTGCTGCCTTGAACTTGGTCCAGGCGAAGAGCGCTTGTCGGTCAGCCGACAGCTTGTCGAAAGCGGCCTTCAGCTCACGGAAGGAGGTGACGGCGCCCTTGAACTGGTCACCGCGGTAGATCGAGCCCTGCGTGATCAGCTCCAGCACCGCGTCGATGTTCTCGATGCTCAGGTCGGTCAGGCTGCGGTGCAGGGAGTCACGGGCCGAGCGGTCTTCGCTCAGCTTGGTCGCGACATGGTCCTTGCCCACCACGTAAGCGCGCGGGATGTTGACGAAGAAGTGATCCCAGGCTTGCTGACCGCCGTTGACCAGCTGCTCGAAGCTGCGGTCGGTGCCGGCCTTGTCCAGGTAGTGCAGGAACACGTCGCCGATGGCGTGAGCCTTGACGGTCGCGGACAGCGCGTTGGCAACAGTTTGGTAAGCCGGCTCCTTGGCGGCGATGTCGATGTCCCAGATGGACGTGAGCGAGCCGTCGGCGTTGATCGTCACGACGTCGCCAACGTCACGGATGAAGTGGCGGCAGCAGGTACAGTCGTGCTCCGTGCGCTCACGGTACATCGGGTTGGTGCCTTCCGGGAAGGCGCCCAAGTAGGTGTTCCAGAGCAGGTCGCTCTTGGCACCGGTCTCATCCTTCGGGATGCTGACGCGGAACAGAGCGGCGTTGTTGGCCGTCATCTCCGCGAAGCGCTTCTGGATCGCCTTCTTGAAGACGTTGAAGTTCAGCACGTGGGTCATCGGGATTTCCTTTCCTATTGTGGTCTAGATAGTAACACCTGCCAAGCAAGTTGTAAACAAAAAGTTGTCAGGCTTTGATGATGTAGCCGAAGTGGGTGAGGACGACGAAGGCGGCGAGCCCGGTCAACGCCCGAAGGCTACCTTGAGGATGAGGTTGAACGGGTCGCTGCGGTTCCAGATCACCATGAGGAAGCCGAACATCACGAAGCTGAGGCAGAGGTAGAGGGACAGGAGGCTCATGATCACACCATGTGGTTGAAAGCGTGTTCCAGGATGTCGCGCGCGTTTTGCGACACGCTCGGTTGCTCGGACTCCTCGCCAGAGCAAAGCTCCTCCAAAGCGTGCCGAGGCATGGCAGAGAGCTCCTTGTCGACGTCAGCGATGACCTTCGAGTCAAACTTGAGGCGTACAACGCCCCACATCTTGTCCAGGACCTTGCTCTCGGGCATGGACCTATTGACGCAGCCATTGTCGTAGGCGATCTCGAGAAATGCAAATTGGAGGCTCATGCCGTCTCCTTAAGTATCACTGTTGTCGATAAGATGATTGTACACCCATTCGGACCGTGATGTAAACGGCTTTCAGCTCTTTGGAGCTACGTTCCGCTTGCCGGTGAAGCCTTCAGCCGCGGCGCGTGCCGCACGGTCCAAGGAGTTCTGGTAGTCCTGACCGGTGGCTTGCCGCAGCTCGGTCAAGCGGTCGCCAAGCTCCTTGGCCTCCTTGACCTCGACATCGGTCAAGCGGCCACCCAGGGCCTTGAGGACCAGCAGCGCGTCCTTCTTGCTCAAGGTGAAGGACCAGCGCGGGATGTAGGACACCTCGGGTGCTGGGTTGATCTCGTCAAAGTCTTGGCTCATGGTGTTGCTCCTTTAGCAAGCAAAGCGATCAAAAAGCTCAGCAGGGCGACGCAGCCCAAGAGCAGGGCGATGCCTGCATGGCGCCCGTTCAGGCGCTTGAGAGCCGTGTTGAGTCGGTCATACACAGGTCCGTCGAGAGCATCGAAGGTGATCAGGCCCATGGCAAGGAGGGAGAAGGCGGTGATAGCGCCGCAGGCTTGGTAGATCATCATGAGCTCCTTGTTTGGGTGAGCGTGAGCGCGGGAGTGCTCTGAATGTCCAGCTCCTCCCGCACGGTGTTGCCGCTGTAGGTGACATGACACGGCCGAGTTGGACCTGGAAGCCGACACGTTTGAAGGAGCCAGCTAAAGCCTCGGCCTCCTCGCGCTGGTCCATGGAGTATTCCAGCTTGAGCTGAACCAGGTCTACGAGAGCGTGAACAACGTACGTGATGCGGTGGGTGTTGTTCATTTTGCCCTCTTCAGAGCCTTGGCAAGCTCATCAGCGTAGATCGGCTTGGTGACGCCTTTCAGGCGAGCGCGCTCGACTACCCGGCTGGCCGCTTGGTGAGGCGTGAGCCAGTTACGACCGTCGAACACGTGGTCGCCCGCCGGCTTGTTGCCAAGCTTGCGAGCCTCGGCCAGCTGCCGGCGGGCGGTCGGGTCCCGCCGCACCTCGGCTTCGGTCTTGCCTGACTTTGCCGCAGCTGCGTCATGAGCTTGCGCTCATGCTTGTTCATGACATGCTTGGTCGGAGCCGCATTGGCCTTACGCTCGCTCACGAAAGACTTTAGCTCCAAAGTCGGAGCGCGCATGACCCTGAAGCTCCAGTCTAGCGCCCTGAGCTCAGCAGCCGCTGTGGGAACAGGATCGTACCCGACTGGATACATGCGGCTTTGGTCACCGCACTCGATGCTAAGGAAGCCTGTCTTGTAGGCCTCCCAGGTCATCGTCAAGGTGTCGCCGGCGTTGACCACTGTGACCTTGACTGTCCGCGCTTTGACTCGTTTGAAGGTCAGCTCATGGCCATCATCGATGCAGGCTTGCTGCATGATGAGGAGAGCTCGTCGCATGTCAGACGAATTGCTCATGCTACTTCCTGCGCCGACGAGCGCGCTTGCGCTTCGGCTTAGGGACCAGATCTGAGAGCGTTGCTTGTCGCTCGATGTAGTACTGCCGGCGAGCCAGCCGCAGCTCTTCAGTGACTTGGCCGATCATGCGCGAAGCACAGTCACGGGAGCAAGCTTTTTGGAACTCGCGCGCCGGCGTGAAGGTGTGGCCGCAGCCGCCCCGGTTAGAGGCACAGCAGATGGATGAGTAGGTCATACCAGCTCCGCAAAGCCAAACGGCTTGCACTCGTAGGCGCGGCCGTTGACCTCGATCACGTCACCGACGGACATCGAGGTGTGGTTCAGCTCCTTGCTCGTGATTAGCTCGCGGGCTTCGCCGTTCGGGGACCAGCATTCACCTTGGAGAGAGCCGAAGATAGCTTCGAGGTGGGTTTCGGCGATGGAGCCCAACAGCACGTGCGTTGCCTCCAGGTTCTTCGGGTCAACCTTGACCTCGCCGAAGGTGATGTAGCGGGCGACCGCGGGCTTGTAGTACCAGACCTTCGTGGCGCCTGCATGCAGGGCGCAAAGGTTGGAATCATTGAGCGATTTGAGCATCTTGCATCTCCAAGTATCACTGTTGCCGATATGATGATTGTACACCAGTACGGCCTCCGTGTAAACACTCGAGAGACAAAAAGATGGCGGAAGGCTGAGTACTCGAAACCCATCCCGCTTGTTGAGAGCGAGACCCTCGGATTAGCAATCCGGTCCAGGCACCTACCTGGTTAACCTTCCATGAATTCGCGCTTTACTCAGTCGTGATGATCTTCGAGCGGGTCGTCGTAGAGCCGTACATGTAAGCGTGCGTCAGGCCGTTTGTACAGCACCTCCTCGGACACAGCGCAACCTGTAGCCTCCTTCAGGTGGTTGAGCGTGTCGGGAGCGTCACGCAGCGTGATAAGCAAGCTTTGACCAGACGCGCGAAGCACCGTGCCGTACTCTGCATTGATTAGCCTTGCGGCGGTTTCGGGCGAGTACTTTGCGTCAAGCCCAACACGGACAATGTACCGCTTTTCCTTGCCAAGTGCTTCTGCAGCTGGCTCTTGTTCTTCAGCCTTCTTGCCAAAGATTCGGTCCCACCCGCTACGGTAGGAGTCGGTAGTTGACTTGGACTTGAGGGCATCGCCGGTAATGTCGTTGTGTGCTATCATGGCGGATAGTTGAGTACTCGAAACCCAATCCCTCGTTACCGAAGAATCCCACTGCTTTCCAAGCAGGTCCGGTCACCTAACCGGTTAACTATCCATGTGTCCCGTACCGGACTCGAACCGGTACGCCTCTTCCGAGGCGGCAGAGTTTAAGCCTGCTGCGTCTACCAATTTCGCCAACGGGGCGGTGGAAGACGGAGGACTTGAACCCCAAGCCACATCTCTGTGACTCCCACTGCTTTCGAAGCAGGTCCGGACCCTGTCCGGTTCATCTTCCGTAAGGTGACAGTAGGACTCGAACCTACGATGCATAGTCTGTCATGCTAGCTTATGCCATCGGTTCCTGCCATGGGCATGCGAGGGTGATAAGGCCTCTCCGTCTTGACTTGACCGCGACGCTGTCTACCAATTTTCAGCATGTCACCTTGGTGCCCTCGGCGGGACTCGAACCCGCAAAAATCTAGCATCTCAAGCTAGTAGCTGTACCAATTTGCATTTATCACGAGGGCGTGATGTGTTTGCATTATATTACCTTTTCGGCCAAGGTGATATAAAGCGGCGGATGACAGAGGACTCGAACCCCAGCCCGGGTACTAGCCGAACCGTACCGCTTTCAAGGCGGCCCCGGACGCCCGCCCGGTTTATCATCCGATGATGAGGTGCTGCAGCTTAGCTACAGCTTCGTTCCAAGAGGCCCCAATGACGCTGTCAGGAACCCTTACGCTAATGCACCACCGAGGCTCAGCCTCCACGTCAATGGAGTGCGGAACGTCCGTGCGCACGAGCGTAAGCTCTTGCTTGACCTCATGGCTGTCAATAAGCGTGAGCTCCGTCTTAGGCCATGAGAGGTAGTCTGTCTCGACCATGGTCAGGCTTGCGGCACCTGCTTTGCCCTCATGCCCTGTGTACCACAGCATCTTGCTCCCCTTGCCGCCTAGGACCCAGTTAAAAGCAAATGCTTTCGGCCTAGTCGGCGTGCTCATGTCGATGTGCGCGATGGGGCTTCGAGCCCAAGGCTGCTTGTAGAACAAGATAGCCTGGCAGACCGGCAGGCCGATCAAGGTCATCCAGCGTAACCAATCATCGGTGAAGATGTCGGTCAGCGTAGGGTCATAGATAGCCCAGGGCTTGGGGTCAGCGGGGAGCGTCCAACCAGGTCTTAGGGCGCCCGCTGTCGGGATAGTCAGTTCATGCCAGCACTTCATGCTGGTATTTAGTCGCCACCGTGCCTCGCGATCCGGACGATGTCCTGGCTGGTCACGATCCGGCACTTCGCTTCGATCTCAGCGATGCGGCGCTTGGGAATGTCGTAGTGGTCCTTGTGGAACCAGCAGCGAGCGATGTTGAGCTCCTGCGCCATCAGGTGCAGGTTCTCGATTGAGTAGGGCAAGCAGATGAGGTGCCTTGCCTTATCGGTCAGGTACTCGAGCTTCACCGCTTGAAGTTTCGGATGGCGTCGGACAGCGGCCCGAGCTCTGCGATCTCTTGGTCCTTGCGGTGGAAGGTGCAGCTAGGTTGTGAGCGCTTCCGTCCCTTGACAACCGGGTACAGCACGACAACCGGCTGATCGCACCCTGTGCGGTGGCACTTGTAGGGTGTCAGTTCGGTGCTTGAGCCATGACCGATGCGAGCCTTGCTCTTGTGCGCAAAGATGCCGCAGCTTGGGCAGCGGTAGACGGCGCGGACGCCTTCGACCGGCTTGTAGTTGTGAACGCAGCTCATTGAATCACCTTGTCGGCGCCGGCTTCCGTGATGGTCGTAATGTAACCCATGCGGGCGATGCGCTCAGCGGCTTCGATGTAACTGGTGTAGTGGTAAGCGCAACCAATGAGTGGGCTTGCAAAGCAGATGAAGCCTCGCGCAGCAGAGTCCTCGCAGCCTGGGTAGGTCAGCGGTTGGCCGCGATGAATTCCTGCGACCGCGTTGAACACCTCGACGCCGTCTTTTGTGACTACAATTTGTGTCGGGAAGGTCATGCTGTGCTCCTAAGTATCGGTTGGCAGAATGGAATGATTGTACATCATCACGATCCGCTTGTAAACACTTGGTGCGCCCGGTCGGACTCGAACCGACACGCCTTGCGGCAACAGATTTTGAGTCTGCCGCGTCTACCCATTCCGCCACGGGCGCGTGACTAAGTACGTTTCTTAAAACCCCACGTTGGAGTTTGTGTGTGACAGTTGGGACAGATCATGCGTAAGTTTTCACGCCGATTGTCCTTGTTATCACCATTAGCGTGATCAAGCTGAAACACTAAGGGCTTGCCATTCCAAGTTTGTCCAAGGCCGCATTCTTTACAAATGCCGCCTTGCTCTAACAACACGCGCTCATGGAAGCAGCTCTTAGGAACTTCGTGCCATGGTGCATCTGTTAAGTGGTGCTGCCGTTTGTCTTTTGCAATACGTGCGGCCATTAAACCGCCCTTGATTCTATCTTCGCGCATCGGCCCTGCAGTAGGTCTTCCTGCTTGATAGCCAGCTCTCAATGTAGCACTGCTTCTAGCTCGATTTGCTAAGCATTGATTAGCGCTCTTGCAGCAAATGTACTTTCCACTTGCACTAATGAATAGGGCAGTTTGCCCACAGTCGTAAGCACACATGTGTGCCGTTGAAATTGGTGTAGCTGGTTTAGGTCCGCGTTTCATGCTGCCTATTTAGGTGCACACGGGGGAGACTTGAACTCCCAATCCCGAAGGCCACAGTGTCTGAGGCTGTGATGTATACCAATTCCATCACGTGTGCATATGGTGCCCTAGGCGGGACTCGAACCCGCAGAATTCCGCTTCTGAGGCGGACATGTTTACCAAGATTTCATCACCAGGGCGGTGGGTGGAGGTAGAAGGAATCGAACCTTCATGACCGAAGTACCGGGGTTACAGTCCGGGCGCTCTCCATAGGCGTCTATACCTCCAAGGGTCTTACGGGTGGATCAGGATAGGAGTCGAACCTACGTAGCTTTCGCGGGAGCCCAAACTGGCTCCTGGGCTCGTCTCACCCAGCTGATCCATTACTTTTGGTGGGGCCGCAAGGAATCGAACCTTGTTGGTCAGGGACACCGGGTTTACAGGCCGGGCAGAAGCCATTACTGTCTACGACCCCAAAAGTAAAGCGCGAATTGTTAAAGAGCGTCACACCAATGAGAAAAAGCCTCGGACCTTTCGGTCGGAGGCTTTTGCTAGGTGTGAAGGTAGAAGTTCTGTCTTACCCGATCATGCAAAAGCCTCCATCGCTATAAAGCGATGAGGAGCTCAAATATGATAGGGAGGTGTTCTTCATGATGGTAGAATTGTATTTACAGTCGAAGTCGTTGTAAACCGGCTAAAGTGTAACAATCCTACTTGTACCGTTACTTGTTGTCCAACTTGGACTTAGCGAGAGCGGCCAGGCCGTTCGCTTCTTGAGCCCACTGCTCGAGCTTTGCTGGGTTACGCTTCAGCATCCAGCGGTAGAACCAGGCGCCGACTGCAGCGCCGACGAATGCGCCCACCAGGAACGGGTGGGTGAGGAAGTTAAGGATGAAGGTGAGGATGTCCCACATGGCGGTCTCCGAACGGCGAGCTTGCCGTGCCTAGTATTTAGCTGTCAGAACCGCTTATATGGCTTTAGGTTGTGGCTTGGATCTTGCATGTCGTCAGGCGTCATTTGCTTGATCGCCTCCGCGGCCTCTTTTAGCGCTTCATGGAGGTCGGTTGCTTCGGCTTTTGCGGCGTCATCGCCGTTGACATCATAGATCCAGACTCGGACCGTCGAATGGGTGGTGATGTTGATGTTGATGTGAGAGACGATGTACTGGTCATACACCTGGTGACCTGGCAGGTTGAACGGCGGGAAGATGTCCCAGTGCGCAACGTAGTCGTTGTCCTCACCGATGCCTTGCCGTTGGTCAATTGATGTCACACCTAAGGCTGACTTCAGCTGCTGCTCAAACACCTTGAACATGAAGTCTCGCTGCATGACCTTGAAGATTTTCGGAATGTCAAACTTCTCCCCCGAAAAGACGCTACCGCTCGCAGCCGCCACGACGACATACTCTTCGGGTAGAGTCGGTGACGGTAGCAGGTCAACCCAGCCTTTGACTAAGCCGTGTGTGTCTGTGTAGGAGAGCCGTACGCCAGCCTTACCGGCTTCCTTAGCCTTGCCGTACACCTCTGTGGGGGCGAGGGTGATGTGAAGGTCAAGCGGGTAGTCAGCCATCGCCTGCTGAAGCTTTAGCGCAGCGGTGCGGGGTGACCTATCTCGGTTGGTGAACACATCTTCGACTAGCATAGAATAAAGGGGGTGGCAAATGCCACCCTTATTTAGCCGAGCTTGAACTCAGCTCGTGATGAACTTCGGAGCCAAGTCACGGTACACGCGGCTGCGGTCCTTGTTGGCGATCCGTCCCAACAAGAAGGCCATCTGATCAGCCTGGATGTTGCGGTTGCGCATGATCATGGCTTCGGCCTTGCACGGGATGTACGGCAGGTAGAGCGGATCCATGGTCCGAGTGCCTTGCGGGCTGTACTGTCCATGCGGCAGCGGCTTGCCTGGCAGCAAGTCACCCTTCAGGTTGTTGCAGGCCTTGCAGGCCGTGACCACGTTCATCCACACGTCCGGGCCGCCCTTCGACACCGGCATGATGTGGTCACGAGTCAGGTCATGGCTCGTGAACAAGCCAGAGCAGTAGGCGCACATGTAGCGGTCACGCTGGAACAGTGAGGAGTTCGTCAGCGCAGACGGCTTAACCCGCTTGACCGTTGACTCGCCCTTGATGACGATGATCGAAGCCGTCATCAGCTCGGACTGGGACTTGGTCACGGAGTTGTCACCACCACGGTAGGTGATGAGGTCATCGCCCAGGTGATCCAGGACTTGGCCCTTGGCTTCGCACATGATGGCCTCGTCACGGGTGATCCACTCGTGAGGGGTCCAAGACTTGTCGAGTACCAGAACTTGATGCTGCATGATGTTCTCCTCTAGTTTCCAGCAGGTGCGGCTAAACCTATCTTCCTACGTCCGCTTTGGCGCCTTGCAGGCGGTATTTATGATTGTACCCGGACCTCTACAGAATGTAAACCAAGCGCGCAAGAAAAAACCGCCCAGCTGTTAGGCCGGGCGGTGAAAGCGTCGTTGCATGACGCCGGAGGGAGGATCAGTAGTAGCGGCGGCTGCGCGTACGGTCAACCCATGTAGGCAGCTCGGTACGGTCGGAGAAGTCCACGCGGAAGCACATCTTGCCGGACCAGGACTCCCAGAGCTTGGTCAAGAAGTCGGGCTCGTAGGGCTCGGGCTCCACGGCTTTCTTGGCCTTTCGCTTGGCCTTCTTCCACTCGCCATAGTGGTAGCTGCCGAAGACAAAGCCGACAACGAAGAGGGAGACCGCTGCCATGAGCGGCAGGACCAGGACGATTGCGAGCAAGTCGCCGGCGTCAGGCAAAGCTCTGAGTTTCACAAGCGCTGCAACCCAAGCTATGTCATGACCTGCAAGGAAGGCGATGAGGCCGCCGTAGGCTGTAATGAGCAGAGCCTTGACCGTACCCCAGAACACCCAGTGTGAGTAGGTGCAGATGTCCACCTGCACCTCAGGGTGTAGGTTGGCGCTGTGGTAATAGAAGGCGAGACGCCCGTGCCAGCTGTTGGCTTTCACAGAGCGTCTCCTTAGGCGCGGCCGCGGCGCTTGGCCACGGCGCGGACCATTGCAGAGCGGACCGACTTGGTCTCGACCGACAGCTGTTTCAGGTCGCTCTTCGGCACCGGCTTGCCAGTGATCGAGGAGATGTAGGTGCCGTCTTGCTCGAAGGCGATCGTGTACTTCTCAGCCGGCAGCGGCCCCTTGGAGTCCTGGAAGCGGACCCAGGCCTTGCCGTTCTTTGCCAGGCCGTAGCCTTCGGCCAGGACCTTCAGCGAAGGCTTCAGGTTGCCGATGGAGACGGTCTCCTTCGGCTGCGCCACGTTCTTGCGGGCCTTCTGCTTGGCGCCTTCCGGACCTTGCTCCACGAACTTGACTTGCGGTGCGGCGTCCTTCATGTTCTCGTCGAAGATGAAGGGCTGCAGGAACAGCTCGTCCTTGGCCGCATCGCCCAGAGCTTCGCCGACGACGAAGTACTCGGAGGCACGACCCTTGGTGTTCTGGTAGTCCGTCGGGATGGCGAACACGAAGCGCGGGTTGACCTTGACGATGACGGTGCGTGAGCTGACATCGCTGCGGTACTGGCTCAGGTAGGAGCGCGAGCAGAAGTGCAGGCCCACGGAGCAGGTCTGGTGACGGTTGACGTCGACCTTGTCCGGGTCCATGGCGACCAGCTTGCCGGGGCTGTTGTCCAGCGTGCCGGTGTAGATGTCCTTGAAGTTTCGCGCGACCTTCTTGTAGGCCAGGAAGCAACCGTCCTTCGTGATGGGCATCTTGCCGCTCATCAGGAACTGGTACAGCTCCTCGCGGAGGTCCTTCTTCTTGTTACGGCTGATGTTCTGCAGCAGCAGGACCAGCGGCTGAATGGACTCGGCCGTGCTGCCGTTGCGGACAGAGGCGATGATGCGGTCCACGAGTGGACCGGCGATCTTCTCGGGGCCCTTCGGGCCTTCCCAGTAGAGCTCACCATCAACGAAGCGCACGCGAGCGTTAGCGTTGGTGATCGCTTCGGCGACCGTACGCTTGACATTGGCGAGAGCCAGGACTCGGTCGTACTTGCCGGCGCGCAGCTCCTGCTCGATCAGGTCGAAGTTCGGGTTGGTCGTGTCAACGACCGCCGGCACTCCGTTGACGATCAGGGTCAGACCGACTGCGTTCTTGGTCCAGAAGACCTGCGGCGCGCTCTTTGCATCGATTGCCATGGCTCTCTCCGTGTTGTGGTATGTGAATTGTATACTGAAGCGGATCCGGTGTAAACAAGTCCGTGATGTATTTAAGCGGTCAGCAAAGCTTCGGCCCAGTAAGCAGCTTCGGTGTCGCGTCGTGCTTGGGCTTCAGCTTCAGCGATCGTGCGGTCAACACCCACCAAGTAGGCAACAACTTGGTGGAAGAAGGGCTCCTTGCGATCGTAGAGCTCATCGCCCAGGTGCTCGAGCAGCGGGTAAGCCTTGAGCACGTCGGCAAGGCGCACCTTGCCTTCTAGCAGGGTTCGCATGTCATCGAACTGACGCTCGATCGTGTGGACCACGTACACGAGCGCCGAGCGCTTCGTGTTGCCGATCAGCGCGCTCTTGACCACGTTTGTGATGCCCCGCAGCTTAACAAAGACGTTGTTCGGGCCGAGCGGCCCCATCGCCTTGACAAACTTGGATTCATTGATGAAGGCCTTAGCGATCCGCGCGCCGTCCGACCGGTCAAGGGCGTTTAACCGGCTTTGCATTGCCTTGAGCAAGCCGGCGTCGGCTGTTACCATGTCCTTGATCGGCTTGAGCAGCTCAGCCATGTCGACAAGCTCTACGCCTTTGTTCTTGCATTCCTCTTGCTGCCGGTCAGACAGCAAGCCGATCATCAATGGCTTGCCGTCTGTCATGAAAGGCTCGAGCAAGCCGAGCGTGAACAAGGCGCCGACCAGCTCGTTCTCGATCAACTGCTTGTGCACGCCCAGCGGTTGACCGTGCACGGTGGGCACGTACAGCATTGGCCGCTTCAGCTCGTGACGTGCATAGTCACGGCTGTGGGTGGGCTTGTAGAAGCTCAGGTTGATCAGGCCATCCAGCTTGTAGAGCTCGCGCTGAATGTGCTTGCCGGCTTGGTCAACGGGGAAGGTGTACATGTCGAAGCGCTGCTCGATCGTGCCCTTCTGCGCAGGCTTCTTTGCTGCTACGAAGTCACGCTTCGGTGGCTCAGGGAACTTGAACTTCGGCAGCGTGCTCAGCAGCACGACCTTAGCGCCGTCCGCGATCGTGCCCTTGACATGCTCGCTGAACTTGACCAGAGTGTCCGCTGCGCTCAAGCCGCCGCCGAAGCCGTCGATGAAGTACAGAGCGGCGCTCTGGTAGGCTCGGATCAGGTCAGGGTCGTTGAACTGTTCAGCGTAGAAGCGGATGCCTTCCGAGCCACGCTCGCCTAGGTCATTGATGATGAAGGCGATGTTGCCTTCGCGCGTGTACAGGTCAAAGTTGGTGTTTGTGACCTTGTGGCCTTCATGCAGGTAGTTCGCCGCCCGCCGCTTCATGTTGACGTTCAGCAACGGCTTCGGCTCGAGCGCCGGCGAGAACCAGTCGATCGTGTTGTTCTGGGCACCGACCGTGCGCTTGGTCTTCGGGTCAACCGTGCCAGGATGCTCCACCATCACGAAGGAGATCGCCGTCAGGCCGAAGCGCTGCGGCCCCTTGACGTATATCTTGTAGTCCGCGGAGATCAACTGGACATTGAATAGCAGGTGCTCTCCCTTGCTGACATGAATGCGGTCGGTGCGCAGCTTGCTCGGCACGACCTCGCGGCCGTCGGCCAGCTTGAAGGTCTCGCCCATGATGATTTGAGCGACAAACGGGAAGCTTTCGTACAGCAGGCGGTACTTCTCGTTGAACTTCTTGAGGAAAGCGTTCGGCGAGTCCATGTTGTGCAGGTCCGACTTGGACTTTTCAACCAGCTCGCCAGCGATCCGGTCAAATGCAACGCTCAAGACCTTGCACGTCGGCTCGTCATAGCTGAGCTCCTCGCGCGAAGCCTGGAAGCTCAAGGCGCCAATGGGGAAGGTGATCGTGATCGGCTGGTTCAGGATGGCGCGAGCGCGATCTGAAACACGGGGCAAGGACTGGGCCGTGATGCGGTAGGGCACGCCGCCCATGACGGCGACCGGGCCGGCGTTGTCATGGCTGTACTTGCGGAGGTTCCAGTCGCTGCCGGTAGAGATCGGGTTGCCGCGGGCCTCTTCGATGGCCTTGACCACCGAGGTATCGCCTTGGAAGGTGGGCAGGTCAGCGGGGTTCCAGTAGCTGTAGAAGCGGATGATCCGTTGGCGGAAGGCTTTGATGTCATCGATGCGAACCGCGAGCTCGACACGGACGCCGTTAGGCAAGTCAGTAGGAGCTTGGAAGACCAGCTTGCCGTCCGGCACGCCGCCTTCGTTGATGAAGCAGAAGTACTTGTACTCGACGCCGTTGTATCGGTTGATGACGAGGAACGAGCTCTTCGTGTAGGCGAACGGGCTCTTCGAGCCGAGGCCGAGAGCGCCGATGGCGTCATTCGTGTGGGTCTTGGTCGATGCGCCGTAGGTCCAGAAGATGTCGACGATGTGGTCGGGGTCGATGCCCAGGCCGACGTCCTCGACCCAGAAGTTGTTGTCGAGCGTGGTCGGCACGTTGACCATGAAGCCGAACTTGCGAGCAGGATCCGGGTCGGCGATGGCAGCCATGACCGCGGAGTCACGAGCGTTGCAGCTCAGCTCGCGGATGACGGCCATAATCTTGTCGGTGTAGATGCCGTCCGACAGGATCGCGAACATCTTCGGGTTGGACTTCAGCTTGAAGGTCAAGCGGTCATCCTGGGGGAGGTTGCCTTCGAACTTGATCTCTTCCTCGAGCAGCTTCATTTCGCTTCCTTAAGTATCCGAGTTTCGATAGGAATGATTGTATCCCTTTCAAATGTCCAGGTAAACAGGTCTTGGCTAAATACTTCTATGAAAGACCTGCTGACGCTCCAGAGCGCAGTGATTGCGCTGCATGAACTCGCTCGGAACATTGATGATCCGGGCGTGGAGGCGCGCATTCGTCGGATCGCCGACAAGCTGCACGAAGTGGTTAAGGAGCTTCGGGAGACGCTCGCTTACTTGCCAGATCAGCCCTGATTCCCATCAGCAGCCGACCTAGCCAGTTTTGACCGACGCCGTCACAGACGCCCCAGAAGGTGTCACCCCAGTGGTTTCCCTCCACAAGCTCCTCATCACCCGTGGTTAGCAGCATCGCCGCAAGGCCGGTGTTTGAGAACTTGCTTTCAAGGATGTCACGCATCACCTGCACCTTGACCAGGTCCCAGTCAGGTCGAAGCGGCAGCTTGCGCCCGAGCCGCTTGACTTGACCCGCTGTCTTTGCTTCAAGGACCAGGTCCAAGACCGCGGGCCAAAGGTGCGGCTCGACTTTGGCCATGACATAAGCATGCTCCGATGACGGGAAGAGCACGTCCTTGTACTTGACGGTGCAAGGCCAAAAGTTGCTCAGCCAACGGTGTTCACCCTTGAACTCAGCGATCATCATGCACCTGCTTGTTAAAGTAAGCGTCGAGAGCTTTCTGATGAAGCGGGAAGCACAGCTTTGACTCGCGTGTCAGCACGCAAAAGCGCCGCACCTCTCGGTTAGGCTTGAGCTCAGCGATCTTCGGCTCGGGAATGCATACTATTGCCTCGCAGAAGATCAGCACACGGTTTGTAGCCGTAATCTCAGAGTGAGACAGCCTCCACATACTAGGGGAGAAGGAGATGCCTACCTCCTCCGCAAATTCGCGCGAAGCGGCTTGCTCGATGGACTCAAGCTTGTCGACGTAGCCACCAGGCATCGCCAGCCCGCCTAGCTGTGGCTCGATGCCCCGTTCGATCCCCAGCAGGCCGATGACATTGAGGTCACTGTCAAGGACTCTTACCATGTTGACCGCGACAGGTGTGGGATTCTCGTAGTTCATGCTTGCAGCCTTTGGAGCTTGACGATGTCCTCGCGGAGCTGTCGAAGCAGCTCCTTGAGCTCATACGCCTGCTTGAGCTGTTGCTCTCGTAGGCGCATCTCCTTGCGGCACAATCTACTCAACCTATCGGCCATCACGACGCTCAGAATGTAAACACGCCCCAGCCGATATCGATGCTGTTCTCAACCCTTGCGCCGTTGAGGGCCATGATGACATGCGGCACGCTGGTTTCACCGTCGCCGTCATCGATGTACATCGTCAGCTTGACCGTGCCGCCCCAAAGGTAGGAGGCATGCGCGATCACGTCATTGGCTTGCTCTTCGTTGAGGGGGCGGTTGTTGACAACGAAGTGCTTCAACCTTAGCACGTCATCGTCGTTTCCGATGACCTGGATGTCAGGCTTGTAGCGCGAGATGTGGTACTGTGCGGCCAGCTTAGCGCGCAGTTCACGGAAGGACTCAGGACGAGCCACCTCGGTGATTAGGTACTCTTCGTCATAGAGTCCGTGGTCACGGATCGCAAACATCTCGAGCTTCTTCGCTACCGACGGCGCCAAGAACTGCAGGATGAAGGTCTCATCGGTATAGTTCATCATGGCTTCTTGCAAGACATCCTGCCACGGTTGCCCCTTCAAGTGGCCGTGGTACGGCTCGTCATCGGGGTCCTTGCAGCCATCCTCGCAGGCAGCCTTGAGGGACATGAAGATCTCAAAGCCGAGCTTGTACGGGTTGAAGGCGGCTTGCGCACGCTGCGCGATGACGCCCGAGTGCATTCGGAAGAACTCATGCATCGAACCTTCGTCGATTAGGCCCTTGTCATACAGCCTGTTGAGGATGTAGTAGTGAGTGAAGGTAGCGTAGCCCTCATTCAGCACCTTGGTCTTGCGTTGTGGGTCAAAGTACTGAGCGATCATCCGGTTGATGCGGATGAGCTCCTTCTTCCACGCTGGGATCTTGCCGTGCTTCTCGATGAAGTAGAGGAGGTTCTCTTGCGGCTCTGCGAGCAAGCCTTCTTCGTCATCCTCGGCAGGCGGTGCTTGGTCAGCCTTTGCCTTGTCGACCAAGCCTTTGCCGACCTTCTGCCACACAGCGTCATAGTCATACAGCTGCTGAGCAAAGCGCTCGATGGCCTTCTTCTCCTCTTGCTCAGAGTTCAGAGCGCGGTTCCGCTTAGCGCTGTCTGTGCCGTACAGGCTCAGTGCATGGCACGCGTCAAGCACCGCTTCGACTTCGTCAACGCCGTAGCGCTCTTCGCACATCAAGATGTAACGGCGAGCGAAGCTCAGGTAGCTGACGATGCCCGCCGCGTCCGTGTAGTTCTTGAACATGAAGTTGTTCTTGAAGACAGCGGAGTGGCCGATCGATGCGTGCGCGATGACCAACAGTTGGACCAACGCGTTGTTCTCCTCCATCAGGTAGGCGATGCAGGGATTCGAGTTGATGACGATCTCGTACGCCAGGCCCATGAGGCCCTTCTTGTAGTCTGCCTCCGACTTGACCAGCTCCTTGCCGTATGACCAGTGCGAGTACCAGACCGGCAAGCCGCTTGAGGTATAAGCTTCGAGCATCTGTGCGGCCGAGACCACTTCAATCTGAGGCTCGTAGTAGGTCTGGCGCATGTCCTCTTGCGCGATGACCTTGCACTCCTCCCAGCAGCGTCGGAGGAGCTCTTCATTCCAGTCGGCGCCCGACGTGAACAGGAGCTTGCTATCTTCAGACATTGGGACCCTCCTTGGGGCAGGCGAGATTGAGCTGAGCTTCGCTGATAGAGCCAGGCTCCATCACGATCTTGGTGTTCATCGTGGACTCTTGCACCGCATTTGAGTCGGCGTCATAAGCCACGAGGAACTTGATGGTAGAGGTGCGGGCCTTGCAGTCATGCTCAGTCCGCGAGACGTAGCTGGTCTTGTCGTCAAGGTTCTCGAGCAACGTGAACGTAATGGGAACCTTACCGCCTCGAGCTACCGTGACGTGAGCCAAGAGGTTGTCCTTGCGAAGCTCGACGATGCCATTGCGAACGGTAGCTTGCGGAGCTGCAACGATCGGATGACTTTCAACATTGATGCTGGCCTCGCAGCCAACAAGGAGCGCTAGGCACCAAAGCCATACTGCGCGACGACGCATTGAAGTACCTCTTGGGCGTTGATGATCTCGTAATCGGACTTCTTAATCTCGTTGAGGTATGAAGCGAGCGGCTGTTCAGCTCCGAGCATCTTGCCGTTCTCGTCCCTGGGAACACAAGTGACAAGGGAGCGACCGAAGATGTGCTTGACGGTCAATGCGGTGAGTTGGATTTTCATGTCTTGGTGGTGGAGAAGAATGCGTGGAAAACGCCGAAGATGTCCCGCTCATGGTAGACTTGCTTGGAAGCGTGGTTGGGGTGCGCATCGCTGAGCGCCGAGTAGGTTGACCAGAGGCTATTGCGCGAGTAGTAGGACGGCGAGCTGTTCTGTGCTCCTTCCTGCTCTACCTGCACGTAGGCGAAGTAGTTGACATACGGCAGGATGTCATCGATCAGCAGCTCGCTGCAAGTGCCGTTGTCGGTGCCTGTGTTGTCGCCGTCGGAGACCTGCGCAACGTAGATGTTGGTCTTGCCTCTCAGGGACTCGATGCACTTAATTAGCAGGTCGAGCGCCGACGACACGATCGTGCCGCCGTTCTTGTGGGTGTTGAAGAACTCATCCTCGGGCAGCTCTTCGGCTTCAGTCGTGTGTGAGATGAAGCGCAGGTCGATCTGATCGTAGTTGCGGTCGAGGAAGAGGTACAGCAGGATGAAGAACTTGCGGGCGATGGTCTTCTCGCGTTCACCCATTGAGCCCGAGTTGTCCATCAGCATGAACATCGTAGCATGCGTCTTCGGCACCTTCTTCTCGATTCGAGTCCGAAAGCGGAGGTCAGATGAGTCAAAGAGCGGCAAGACGGTTTTACGGCGCAACAGCTCAGCGATCTGGTCACGTAGCTCGAACACGCGCTTCGATGTCGGATGGTCAAGCGGTAGGTCGTTATCGACCATTTCAGCCGTGAGCCTGTTGAATTCCTCTTCGAGCTCCTTCAACTCAGCGCCGATCATAGCGCCCGAGCTCAAGCGGCGGGCCTTCGAGTTCTTGTAGGAGCGGATCACCGACAGCCGGTTGGGCGAGCCTGCAACTTGGAAGCCTGCGTTCTCATGCACGGTTTCCGTCTGCTTAGCCAGCAGGGTCTCGAGCATAAACGGCAGCTCGCAGTCCTCGAAGAGCATGTTGAGGAACTCGTCACGGGACAGCACTATGCTAAACTCGTCCATGCCGTCAGGACCGTCACCTGCCCCACCGCTTTCGCCGCTCTCAGGCTTAGGCACTGTGTCGTACTCGACCCAGTCCTTGTTGCCTGGCAGGACCGTGTCTTTCATGCCGCCTTCACCGTAAGTGAACTGGGGCTCAGAGAGGTCACGCTTGGGAACGGTGACCTTGCCGCCGCCTCCCTTGATCGAGTCGAGCAGCTTGCGATCGCCTAGGATCTTCGGCAGCTGCTCTTTGATTGCACCCTTGTAGCGCCGCAGCAGCCTGCCGCGATTTTCAGAGGTTCGGTCGCGGTTTGCGGCCTTCCTGCGATCGATGATGATTGCCATGGTCTTCCTATTCCTCTGGTATGATTGTATCTATTGCTTAGACAATCAGTCCCCTTAACCCACGGGGATCAAGCTCACCGTGGTAGTCAAAGTTGTCATTCAGCGCCTGCGTGAGGTGACCGTCTTGGAAGTAGCGCTGTACAAGAACCTGAATCGGTTGTGCGGCCTCGGCGTCAACCTTCAGCGCAGCGGCTTCAAAAATCTTGAGCAAGTGAAGGAACGCTGGGATGAAGATGCCTGAGCAAGTCAGCGAGCTGTTGCCAGCAACGTTGAGCGTGAAGTCCTCGCGATCGGCGATCTCAGCAAGCAGCCAAGCGACAGCGGCGTTGACCGTGTCTTGCTTGACCATTGTTCGCCACCCGTCACCACCTAGCACGAGCTTGTAGATCGGCTTCTGCGAGGTCTCTGCTGCGGCGATTGTTAGCCTTGTGCCGCTCGACTCCATGTCGTGCGCGATGATAAGCGTTGCGTCGCTCTCCTGCACGTTCTTGCGAGTGCGGTAGCTATAGCCACCGTGGCATTCGGTCAGGCCGAATGTCTTTGCCAGCGCAGGCTTGCCGCCGGCTGTGGTTTTAAAGCCAGTCGGGGCGAGGCCACCTGTGCGAAGGCCTACGCATTGTGCGGCTCGCAGGCCTGCGAGGTCAACCCCGGTTTGGCCGCCAGTTACGACGCGGAGATTGTGCTTCGTCGAGAGGGGGTTGTGCATGCGCGAGTCCATTGTTCCAATTTTCGATTGCTGCTGTACGCGTGGGTCCTCGAGCTTCAACGTCACAGCCACCTTCTGGAAAGGAACAGCAGACAAGCCAAGTGCCGTCACGGCCAGCAGGGTAGGTAGTGTCAGAGAGGTCCTCGCTGGGCACACGCCCACAGTGCGAGCAGGGTGCGATCAGCTCAGCCTCAAGCTCGTCGAGCTCAGCGAGCAACGATTCTAGCTGGCTATTCATGCCCTCGAGCTGCAGTTCATGCAACCGAGGGTCTACGTCTTCTGGGCAGCTAGCTTGACAGTCGGCGATGGCTAGCTTGAAGCTCCTAGCCGCGTCAACGGTTAGGTAATGCCGGTCGTACTTTACATCTGAGTGCATTGAGCGATGCGAACTTGGGAGCCGGTGCCTTCGATGTTCAGCCTCAGCTGCTTGAGAGCGGCTTCGCATCGGTCCTTGGACCCATGCTGTTGCTGAATCGTGGCCGTGGTCAGCTGACTGTTGGACGGACCTTGAACGGTAGACATGAAGGTGACGACAAAGATGAGGATGTACATGGCGATCTCCTAAGACATTGCCAATTGTATCACATCCTCAATCTCCAGAGCCGTCGTAGCTTTTGTAACGGCCAAGCATGATGTTGACACATGCGGCGAGGGCGCCGACTATGATGACGCCTAAGGCGGCGACGGTGAGGAGGGTTGTGTTGCTCATTTCCAGAGTCCTTCTTTGATGTAGTGATCCCTCAAGTCCTCATAGGTCTTGTAGGGGCTTGCATAGAGGTACTCCTCCAGCTTGTCGCGGAGCGGAATCGTTTCGATCCGCAGCTCAGTGGTAGCCTTGCCGTTCTTCCACTGGCGTGGATAGTTCGTGTCATCCATCAGCACGTAGCTGCCGTAGGGGACTACGTTCGCCTTAGTGCAAGCGATGTAGGCCCTACGAGCAAGGTCGCTCGTAGGGAAGACAAGGGCAGGCCACTCCCGAGAGCCTGTGCCCCAGCTGCCTGGGACGTCGTCATACTGGAGTGGCATAGCTTTAGCTCGACTTGCGCACGCGCATGAACCACTCGCACAGGATGCGAGTTTGACGCTCGGTGTAGCCGCGGGTCCGCATGCGAGACAGGAAGTCGCGATGCTTCTTCGTGTCCTCTTCGGTGCGCTTCGGCGCGAACGAGATGACGGGCAGCAGCTCGTCGATGTTGCCGATCACGCGCTTCTCGATTGCGCTGCGGATCTTCTCGTAGGAGTTCCAAGCCGGCAGCTTCCCACCATGTTGCGCTTGGTAGCGGATGATGAAGTTGACGATGTCGTTCCGGAAGTCCTTGGGGTTGGAGATGCTTGCGGGCTTCTCCGTCTTGCTCAGCTCGCGGTCGAGGTCTTCGCGCTCGAGGACCGAGTTGGTCGACGGGTCACGGTAGTCGTCCTTGCCTTGCACCCAAGCGTCAGCGTAGTAGTAGTACTGCTCGAGCATGTTCTGGCACAGCTCGCTGTAGCTGTCCAGGAAGGCCGTGGTGATGTCCTTCTCCAGGAACTCGAGGTACTTCTCCTGCAGCACGCCGTCGATCAGCTCGATCAGGCCTTGCTCCTTCTCCTTCGGGAACTGCTCCTGCGGGATCTGGGTCTTCAGCACGTACATCAGGTGGATTGGGTTGGCTGCCTTCTCCTCGTTGTCGAACGCCAGGGTCTTCGACAGCATCTTGAAGGCGAAGCGGGTGCTCAGGCCCTCCATGCCTTCCTTGACGCCCGCATCATCGCGGTACTCTTGGATGGGCTTTGCCTTCGGGTCCTCGGCCTTGATGTTGATGCCGTCATAGACGCGCAGCTTCGAGAAGAGCGTGCTGTTCTGCGGCACAATCAGGCGGGACATGACGCAGAACTCAGCCAACATCTTCAGGGTGCCTGGAGCGATGCTGGCGGTGCGGCCGACTTCGGAGTTGCGGATGAGCTTCTCGTAGATCTGCTGCTCTTCGGTGACGCGCAGGCAGTACGGGACCTTGACGATGCAGACGCGGTCCAGGAAGGCCTCGTTGTTCTTATTGTTGCGGAAGGTGGACCACTCGCTCTCGTTGCTGTGGGCCAGGATGATACCGTCGAACGGGATGGAGCCGATGGCTTCGGTGCCGGCGTACATGCGCTCCTGGGTCGCGGTCAGCAATGGGTGCAGCATCTTGATCGGCGCCTTGAACATCTCGACCATCTCGACGATGCCGTTGTTGCCGCGGTTCAAGCCGCCTGAGAAGCTGTAGGCGTATGGGTGGTCCTGCTCGAACTTCTCAATCATGCGAATGTTCAGCTTGCCGACCATCGCGCTGACGTCCTGATTGTTCTCGTCGCCCGGCTCGACGCGCATCGAAGCTTGCTGACGCAGCTGCGACGGGTAGAGCTTGCGGACCTTCAGCCTGCCGATGCTGCCGACCTCTTCGAGCTTTTTGATCAGCCACGGAGACGGAATGGTGCGGATGGCCGTGCGCGAGATGTTAAAGTCAGCTTCGAGCTTGTCTTGCAGCTCAGGGGTGTTGAAGATGGACAGTGGGCTCTCGAAGACAGGCGAGCCGTCAATGACGTAGACAGGCTCCTGCTCCATCAGCTCGCGGAGGCGAGTCGCAATCGAGCTCTTGCCGCCGCCGACCGGGCCCAGCAGGTACAAGATCTGCTTGGACTCTTCGAGGCCGTCAGCCGCCGACCGGAAGTAGGCCACGATCTGTTCGACCGCGTCCTCCATGCCGTAGAAGTTGGCGAAGGCGGGATAGACCTTGATGGTCTTGTTGGAGAAGATCTGGCTCAGCCGCGGGTCGTTGCGGGTGTCAATCAGGGAGGGCTCTCCGATAGCCTTCAGCATCCGTTGCGCCGGCGAAGCATAGACCGATGGGTCCTTCTTTGCCAGTTGGAGGAACTCGGTGAAGGTAAGGGTCTCCTCTTTCCGGGACTTGCTGAAGGATGTGTCGAAGTCTTCTAGAAGGGTCGTCATGTGATGTGGTCTTCCTATGAGATTACGGCCTATTACAAGCGGGTGTTGCCGCTATTGCAAGGGGTTTGGCATACCTTGCTGGAAATACGATTTTGATCTTAACACAAAAAGCTCTTAGAGAGCATTTAGCTCTTAAATATCAACACGAGAAGGGAGTCCCTCATGGAATGGGTCACAGAACTAATTCATCAAATCTTCACTGATGGTGCAGGAGCCATCAAGGCGATCCTGCTTCTCGTCTCAGCTGGTCTCGGCTACATGTACTTCACAGGCCAAAAGTCGGCTAAGGAGGAACGTAAGGAGCTGATCGAATTGTTTCAGAAGCAGATCGAGTCCGACCACCGCGAGCTGATTGACATCATTGAGCGCTACCAAGAAAGTAACCTAAAAACGGTAGAGGCTATAAATGAGATCAAGGTGCTTGTCGCCACGATCGGCGCAAAGCTCTAAAAAGGTTTTGCTTAGCATAAGGGCCTCAGCTGAGGCCCTTTCCTACTGATACACACTGGAGATGACATGATCTTTAAGAAAGACCGCAGCGCAAAGCTGCAAGACCTAGCGGTTAGCGCAACGATGGCTCAACAACGTCAACGTTTGCAAGTGCTGAAGCAAGCTCTGCTTGCCGATAACGCTGCGTTGAATAAGTCTACTGAAGAGACCATTGCCGTTATCGCTGAAGTTTCTGAGAAGCTTAAGTCTGGCCTCAAAAAGCTCGATCAAAGCATCGGGCTATTCACCACAATGAAGGACGAAGGCGTAGCCTTTGTCGACTTTAAGGGTGATATCATCCATGTCAATCACGCGGGCGCCGAGCTACTAAACAGGCCCATTACCGAAATCATCGGGAAGCGCATTGACCACATCCTGACAGGCTCCCGCCGCAAGCGGATCTCAATCGCTGAATGCTCTAAGCTGATCATCAGCAAGGTCAAGGAAAGCGATGTCTGCACCTACAATGAGCTATGCGACACCGCTCGCACGGCGTACCTGCTAAAGACGCAGGAGGTAGCGATGCACCTTGACGAGCCTGTCTGCATCGTGCTCAAGTCAGGCGACTCAATCCACCCGCTGCGCGTCATCATCTCCTTGCTAGACACACAGCCTAAGGAGCTTGAGGACGTGACCTTCCTCTGCAAGATCGCGCAGATCGCTGGCTCACCTGCCCCAACTTACGAGCACGCACGCGTAGAAATCTGATGTTTCAGCTGTTACAACAGCTCAGCGAAAGCTTCGAGAAGCAGAAGTTCAAGTCGCTAATGCTGCGTGTCCAGCAAGAATGCGAGGACGCTGACATCGATGTCAAGCTGACCAAGTTCGGCGACGAGGATGGCCCGAGCTCAAACTTCACTGCGTCAAAGGCAGATACTAGCCTCAAGATGTGCATGCATGCACCAAACGAGTGGTTAGGCGGGCGGGCAGAGAACCTAGTCGTGCTGGCCATTGACTGGGACGGCGATAATAACTACGACGTTGACGGCGACTGCGTCTTTGAGCCTGCTGTTGCAGCTGACATCGTGAAGATGATCAAGCTCAACCTAGACTCGCTGGAGGAATGATGTTTTGCCCTGCTACAACAGCTCGTCGAGTCTCAGGCGTTCAACGCACGCAAGTTTATGCTGAAGTTTCAACAGCTCGCGGAGGATGCCGAGCTCGATGTCAAGCTAACCAAGATGCTCACCGATCATGCTGACGGCGGGCATCATGTAAATGCCTTCTTCGTGTTAAAAGGGAGAGTTCGGTGAGGAAAAATACCTATACGGGAGCGCCATGAAGCTTAGCCAACTGCTCGAAGAGGCCTTCAACATCAGACGGCTCATGCTCAAGTTTCAACAGCTAGCAAGCGACGTTGACATCGATGTCAAGCTGACAAAGCATGACGAGCAAGATGACAAGACTCAATTGCGCTACTTTGAAGCCAACGGGGAGCCGTTTGTTGCTTGCTTCTATTGGGTATCAGAGGACCCAACAGATGGGGCTCCCAACGATATCTGGGTGGCGCCGTATACAAACGGTGACCCACATGACATCAATAACTTTAGCCACTCAAATGCAGGCCATTTCAGCAATGCTGAAGGCTTAGTGAAAACTGTTAAGCTAATGCTAACGGTTGACCGTAGTCAACGGCACGAGAGCGATTAGCAAGCCGCTCGGTCGAGACGCTCTAGCGTGTAGGCGAGCACGCGATCGCCGGCAATCAGGTTGTAGAGGCTCTCAGCATTCGTGAAGTCGAGGTACTCGTGACGAGAGCGCCTAACGGCATGACCGCCTGCTTCCCGCAGGCCGAAGCCGATAGCCCAGACATGCCTGTTGACTGTTAAGTCAGCTGTCGCTGTATAGCCTTCGGTCTCGTCATAGCGCCGCAGGTCATGGAGTGTAGCCTCCAAGCCACGCTCGATGAGCAGCTGTTGGACTTTGAGCAGGACCTCTCGCCAATCTCTGTTAGGTTTGACAGGAGGTCCTGATAGGCTCACAGCAGCTGGACCTTGATGATGAAGGAGGCCATGGCGCCGTCGTAGAGCCCCGCGTGCTTCTCCTTCAGGCGCGGCATCACGTCGCTGATCTTGACCTTGTAGTCCACCGGGTTGGCGCCCTGCACGTCGGCGATGATTGCCTTGATCGCAGCTGTCAGCTCCTGCTCGTTCATCTGCGTCGGTAAGAACTTTTCATACAGCGCCTTCTCAGCCTGCAGCACCTGTTTGGTGGCTTCGTCAGCGACCTGGTCGATGGTCTGGTTGACGTTGTCACGGAAGGTCTTCAGCTTGCCGACAACGTCAGCGTCGGTGACGGCACGGTTGGCGTTCTTGGCCAGCGTGCCGATGTCACCCATCAAGGTGGTCAACGGGTTGACGATGGCAGCGTCGCGCAGCTTGCGAGCGGCGAGCTGGGCTTCCTTGATAGCAGCGTACAGGTCAGACATGGAACCTCCGTGGAAAGTTCCATTGTACCGCTAACGGCGCTTTTTGTAAACCCGAATGTAGAGCTCGAAGCAGAGCATCATGACTGCTCCAATCCAGAAGCCTTCGCTGCGATAAGCATCGTCAAACATGCCTGCAACCATCGAGCCACAGATGCCGCCGCAGCCCGAGTAAAAGATCGTCTGAAAGACAGGGCTGTCCATCACTTGCCTGTTTGCCTGCGGCCTGCTTGCCTGCGCATCTGGTTGATGTTGGCGACGGTGTAGTCGTTCTGCAGCTCGGAGATGAAGCGGATGTCCTCGTAGTAGGAGTTCCGGTCGCTCGCTGTAGCGAAGATGCGGCAGAATTGGATCTGAGTGTGGCCAGGCTGAAAGACCGAGGCGTAGATCTTGACAGGCTCTGAGAACGAGTCGCAGATGGTCTGCAGCTCGATGTCGAGCAGCTTGCCCTCCTCGTTGACTTCGGCTGTCATCTTGATGATACCTAGGTCAAGCTTGATGTAGCCGGCGCGCTGGTTATAAGCAACAGCAAAAAGCTCAGGTACTTTGCTCACACGCTCGCGCTCAGCCTCCACATGCTCCTTGAGCTCAGGGATAGTCAACCAGCGCTTGAAGCCATCTGCTGCCGCGCCGATCAAGTCGGTACCTTGGTTCATCTTCGTAACTTCTCGAGTGATCACGTTGTCGTCTCCTATTTAGCTACCCAAAATTACCCTGCTCGTAAACCACTTTGGAAGCATATGCTTCCAGGCCTTGAACGACCTTGGAAAAGACTCATCGAGGATGTAAGTCACCGACTCGTCGGACTCGTGCCGCGTGCTTCTGCCGCTGGCTTGCATGATGCTGATCCACACCTTGTTGGTGTACCAGTTGGAGTCCAAGTTCTTCTTCTGCTTGACACGCGGGTCAGCTAAGCTGGCCCACGGCATCTTAAGGATGATCTGGAATTCAGAGAGGTCATCGAACAAGTCGACACCTTCCATCATCGAGGGCGAGACCAGCACGCTATGCTTGTGCTTCTCGCTTTCGGAGTGCATCTGCAGCAGCTCCGTATTGCTGAACCTACGGCCGTACTTGGAGGCCTTGCCCTGCAGCGAGCCGTCTAGAACCTCCATGTCCTTGTAGAGGAGGCGGTCACGATGCTTCTGGCTCACCTGCTTGTAGAGCTCGCCGCCAAACTCGTAGGTGGCGGAGTGGATGATGCCGCGCTGCTCAGCGTGCTCGTCGAGCAGCATGTCCACAATCGGGCCGATCTTCGGAATGTTGACGCGCTTGTTGCTGTAGGTCAGGTCCAGCATCGGCGTGGCGATGATAGGCGACTTCTCAGCCGCGAACGGTGTATCCACCTCGATGTAGAGCGCCTGTTCCTCTGGGATGCCTAGTTCGGCGCACAGAGCGGCCTTCGTGCCCAGCGTCGCGGACATGAAGATGAACTTGTCAGCGAGGCGGCCGAAGTACTCGTGGAAGAGGAAGTCTGCTGTGATCGGGCTCAGCTGGATCGTGTTGGCCTCAACGTCGGCGTGAATCAGCCAACGGCGTTGCAGCTCTTCAACCGAGCTGTGAGTGCCGAAGAAGATATTGAGCGGCTGAATTGACTTGTCGAGAGCGTAGATCTTCGCATTCAGCTTCTTGACCTTCTCGGCGATCTTGGCGTCGAAGCCTCGAGCCCAGCTCTTGGTGCTAAAGTTGTCATGCGAGCCGCGTTGTGGGAACTCGGTGTCGAGCTTCTCCTTGTACTCGGCAGCCTTCTCTTCGAGCTTGCCTTTGAGAACCTGCAGCTTCTCATAGTCGTTCGCCAGGTCGCCGGTAAACTTGATACCCTTGAGGTTGACGCCGTGCTCCTGGGCGATCAGCTCAGGGTCAATCTTGGTCTCGGCGAAGGAGACCAGGTGCTGCTCGAGGTTGTGAGCCTCGTCGACGATCATCGCTTCACGGGCGACCCAGCCGTTCTCATCCTGCTCAGGAGCCTCCTCGCCGTCCTTAGCGAACCCGCAATGGGCGCTGTAGAGGAGGAACAGCGGGTTGGTGATCATCGCCTGCGAGCGCAGCGCCTTGTTTTTCTGGTTGTAGTAGGAGCACGTCTCATTGATCATGCAGTCCTTCTTCAAAGCGTCATTGGCGCTGCACGGTGCGGCGTCAACGGTGAAGTTGGGGTTGACGTTGCACTGGTAGTTGCCGCGCCCTTTCAGGTTGACGATCTTCTTCCAGGAGGACTCGTACTGGTCCTGCAGCTGCAACGTCGAAGTGAGGATATAAGCGCGACCTGAGAGGCGGTCCGCTATCGAGCACGTGATGTACGTCTTGCCAACACCAGTCGGGGCGTTGACGATGAAGTACTTGTACTTGTCCCAGCTTGAGTCAATCGTCTCAACAACCTGCTTTTGCTGAGGACGGATGCTGAGTTTGTGAGTTTCAAAGAAGACGAGCGGGTGATGCTGGAGCATTATAGCTTTCTATACCGTGACTCTTCAATTGTATCACGGATTGTCATAATGCCCCAATTACCTGTCCGAAGTTGCCATGGTAGCTTGCTATCACCGTGGCTTGCTGTTTAACAACATTTTAACACCAATGTAATTCTCATGTAAACAAAAAGTTCATCCGCGATTACATACTCAATTCATCAAAGATTACAACAGGGGTTCATCTAGATGAACCGACAAAAGAAAACAGGCCCGCAGGCCCGTTTGAGGATTAAGCGATGAGGCTTAAGAGAACAGCGCGAGGATGCGGTGCCCCTGGTTTTCCATCACGAGAGCGCTAAAGTAAAGCAGCAGGCCAGTAACGCCGGTGCCGATGATCATGCCTGTCTTCCAGCTTGCCCAGAGGAGCCAGTCGAGGATGATGAGGAAAGCGCACACGTCGATGATTGCGCCGATGGCATGCTCACCGAAGTAGCTGTAGCCAAAGTTGGCCAATGTGATCACCGTTGCCCCGCGAAGCAGAGCGCCGCCGTTGATACGGTCCATGAAGGGCGAGATTTCAACCAGCAGCGCGATGCCGAGCGCGATCGAGCAGTAGTACTCGAAGCCTGAAGCAAACAAGGCGACATAAGGCACACCAGCATGCTTCAGCGCGACATAGAGCATCAGCACGAGCGTATGGCTGAAGACGACGACAGGCGCCCAGTTGCGCCGAATGTCGAGATAGAGTGTGCCAGGCAGGTAGCTCATGCCGAAGCCGAAGAGCGATGAGAAGCTAACCGCAGCGAAGAAGCCGAAGATTTGCGAGTCGTAGCAGACTGTGAGGACGCCGAAGTACAGCACGGCGTAGAACGAAGCCACGATGCTAGGAGGAATGCCTAGGCTGAAGAACCTGAGCACGGCCTCCGTCAGCTTCGGGTATGTCGTGATGGTCCAGATAGCGACCATCGGCGCCGCGAAGGCGCAGAACAGCGCGATGTAGAAGCTTTGGCTAACCGAGAAGGTTTCAGGCACCGCTAGGCCCAGCGTAGTGACTCCAAACAGCACGAGCTGATAGAGCCAAGTCGGCACGCCGGTGATCAGGAACCAGCACGCTTTGACCATGTTCTTGATGATGCCCGAGAAGCAGATGAGGAGCGCCACGATAGCGATTGTCTTGAGCAGGTTGACCCATGACAGCCAGCGGGTCCATGACGTTTCCGATGCCTCTTGTAGCTTCACATCGGCCTTCTGATACACCTCGCTGAGCGCCTGAGCTTCTTGCTCGGTTGTCAGCATGCCCTTGAGGTGCAGGTCCTTGATCGTCTCGACGCGGACCTCGTTGGCGGTGGGTGGATCAGCGAGCACGTGCCCGCTGAAGAGCATGCCTATGATGAAGGCGATGGTTACAAGCAGCTTGGTCATGAGATCCTCTCAAGGGTGATGAAGGTAAGGCCAGGTTCTTCGGGATAGGGTGTGGTGGGGGAATTCATGTCTCGCACAAGCCAGGTACGACCGAAGGCTTGCTCAGCCTTGATGAAGTCGACCCAGTTGTGGAGGTTGTGCTTGAGGCGAACATCCGCGCCAGAGGAGCCTGTCAAGCGGCCTAGCTGCGGCCCGGGCAGGTGGACACATGTGATATAGAGCTTGGTCACCAAGCCGTGGTCGAGAGCGTAGTCGTACAGCGATGCGCCGCCGATCAGCCATGCCTCTTTGTCAAAGGCGTACTCGCTAAGGCTCTGAGACAGCGCCTGAGCACCAGCGTCATCGATGCGCTTGTAGGCGTGCTGATCACGCGTTAGCACGAAGTTGACACGGTTGGGCAGAGGCTTGCCGATTGAGTCAAAGGTCTTGCGGCCCATGACCACAGTAGGTTGGCCGCCGTTAGCTCGAGGAGCGCTTGTCAGCTCCTTGAACCGCTTCATGTCACGCGTTGACTTCCACGGCAACCTACCGTCGGACCAGCCAATTGCGTTGTCAGCGTCAACCGCTACAATCATCCTCATATTGCTCTCCTCTTGGAAGAGCGGATTGTATACTAGTTGGGCGCCGCTAGCTTGTTAGTCTCTTTTGTGCGCATCATTCGCCCATGTACTTCAGCAAGCGCTTCCACTCGGGATCGCCCGACGACGCTACGCCCAGTGCGCCGATGAAGGTGCGGATGGAGACATACTTCATCTTCTTCGACGCTATCTGCTCTTGCAGGTACTCTAGCACCTCGCGCTTCGTCTCGATCGTGATGTCAAACGAGTTCGGCGCGGACAGCTTATCCATGATGCCTTCAATCCGCTCGAACACCTGCTTGGATGTTAAGGTCATGTCAATGAACATCGAGCGGTTTAGCACGGCCGAGTCGAGCCCGCTGTGTGGCTTATTCGAGATGAAGATGATCCTGCCGGTGAAGTCAAACTCGCTTGGGAACTTAACCTTGGCTGAAGCGTTAGCCTTCAGCTCGTCATCGACCTGCTTGATGTACTCATTCTTCTCATCGTCCGTCATGTGCGTGACGGCTTGTGTCAGCGGCGAGGCCCACGAGACGTTGCGAACAGGGCTTGAGTCAAGGCCTGCCTTCAAGATGTTGACGGCGTCATCATTCTCCCACAGCGAGTCGGTGTCGTCAAACACCAGCAGCTTGGATCGGTTGATGAACATCGTTGAGTACAGGGTCAACGGCGAAATCTTACCCTTGACCTGGATCCAGCCGGAGCCCTTCTTCAAGCCAGCGTCATGGATACAGTCCATGATTGTCTTGGTCTTACCGGTGCCTGGGCCACCGATGACCACGAGGGAAGGGCGAGCACCCTTGATCACCATCTTGGTCAGGCGCTCGAGGTCATCGAACAGCTCTTGGGCTGAGATCGGCTCGATGGCTTGCTCAAGAGCCTTTTGGTCGGCCTTTGAGATCGGCGCGCTCGCGTCAAACTTGAAGTGATGGCCTTGACCAGGTGGGTGGACCGTGATGATCGCGCCAGTGTGATCCTGCTCGATGCGAGCCAAGTCATAGTGGGTGTCGCTGCGGCCGCCGACGCCTACGTCATAGAACGAGCCTGGCAGCAGCATGTTATACTCTGCGCCGACTTGCTTGAGCTCAGGGTAAGTGAACAGTAGGTCGGTCTTGTTGTTTTTCATCGCCCACTGCTTAGCGGCGGAGATGAACTTCTCAACGCTAACGCGCGACGCTTCGAGCAGGTCTTGGTAGGACGCTACCTCAACAGCTTCCTTGACATTGGTGTCAACCTTAGCCGGATACTCGCCGACCTTCGGATGCTTGATGAAGTTCGTGACCTGAGTCAGGATGCGGAAGACGGAGACATCGGCCGGCAGCTCGATCTGGTAGTCGGGCACGTGGCCTGCTACAGCCGATGCGCCTTCGTCCCAGAGGTCGATGTAGCCGATGCGACGATCATGCTTGGTGTAGTCAAGCCGGAACGCCCTACTGCCGAAGAAGTAGAGATAGCCAAGGTCACCCGCCGCGTCATGCTGAACACCGGTCTCACCGCCGTAGCGGTAGATCTTGCCCAGCTTGGTCTTGATGATGCGTTCGAGACGATGGATGGTCTCGGGGGAGAAAGCGCCTTCGCGGCCGCCGTGAATCTCAAATAGCTTCATAGGAGGTGTTCCTGTTTTAGCTATTTAAGGGTTCACGACGCTGATGGTTGCTCAGGCAAGTTCGCTTCGATGTTCTCGACCAGCTGCTTCGCGTCAATCAGCCCCTGGTGGAATGCGATGACCGAGCTGTCACCCGGGTTCAACGTCCCAGCCAGGCTGATCGCGCCGAGAGAGGCAAACGCTGTCCCAAGCTGGTTGACAGCGACCGTCAGCTTGACAACGTCAGCCGTTGCGGCCTCAGTGTGCGCGGCGCGGTCGATGAGGACCTTGACCTGCTCCTGCAGCCAGTCGCATGCAGCGAGCGAGTTCTCGCTGTTCTGCGTGAACGCCATGCACTCGTTGAAGACCGTGACATCGGCCTCCTTGAGGTTGACGACATTCTGGCTCAGGTTGAACGCGCAGAGGCTGAGGATAGCCTTGCCAGGGTTATCCCACAGCGGTCGCCCACCGGCGACCTCCGTGTAGAAGTGAAAAGGGAAGCGAGCGTAAAGCAGCAGCTCGTTGACTTGTGCTTTCATTAGATGCGGTCAGAGTTCTCAAGGTTGTCGAAGTTCCTGCGCAGGCCTGCATTCTTGGCCTTTGCTTCCTCTTCGAGCTGCGCCAGCCAATCTTTAGCCGACAGCGTTGCGTCAAACAGAGCCGCTTGCCGCTTGACGGTGGCGAAGTCGCCAGGCGTCAGGTGAGCGATCTTCAACAGCTCGAAGTGCATCGGGTCATCGACCGTCAGCTCGACACCCGACTCGTTTGCGAACATCTTGACGCGCTGTGACTCGGTCAGCTCGAGGAAGTTGAACTTGAACGTGAAGCGGCGCAGCGCGGCAGCGTCGAGCTGGCTGAATAAGTTGGAGGCGCAGATGAAGATGCCCTTGAAGCGCTCCATGCCTTGCAGCAGCTCGTTGACCATGGTCACCTCCCACGAGTTCTTGCTCATGGCGCGGTCACGCAGGAAGCTGTCGGCTTCGTCCAGCAGGAGGATAGCGCCTTCAGCGGAGGCCTCACGGAACATCTCAGCCAGGTTCTGCTCGTTCTCACCGACCCACTTGGACAGGATGTCCGAGGCCCGCTTGACGAGCAACGGCTTGTCCAGCTTGTCGGCGATGTACTCGGCCAGCTGGGTCTTGCCGGTGCCTGGCAAGCCGTAGAAGCAGAGGGTTGCTTGGGGCTTCTTCTTCAGGGCGTCGATCACCTGCTCAGGCGAGAACTTGCTGCGGATGTTCAGCAGGCCAAGGTCATACTTGGTGACGGAGGAGCGCAGCTCTTCAGTCTTGTCACGACCCAAGGCACGCTGGCTCTCTTCAACCAGCTGCAGCAGCGTGTCGTAGCTGCCAGGTTCTTGCAGCTCGAGCAGCTGGACCACCTTGGCGGCTGTCTCGACCTGCACGGCGCCGAGTTCCATGTACTTGGACAGAGCCTGCCGCACTTCAGCAGGCAGGTTCAAGCTGTTGGCGATCTTCTCGACTTCGAGCTTGCGGTCAGCACGCGTACCCGGGATCACCTCGAGGTGAAGCATGAACTTGCCGACGGCTTCCTTGGACAGGCGTTGAGGGTCGGCTGTGTACCAGATGGTAGCGATGCAGGACTTGGTCAGCAGCTGCTCATCAGAGTCCAGCTCGACTTTCTCATTGCTTGCCGAGTCTTTGTCCTCGAAGAGGGAGGCGAAGGACCTGCGAGAGGCACCTTTGCTCAGCACCGCTGCGGCGTCACGCACCAGCAGGACGTGCTTGACATCGGCGTCCTTGGCGGCACGGCCTTCCAGGATCCGCTGAGCGGCCCAAGTGATGGAGGCTTCGTCACCCCATGAGTCAGTACGTGCCACCGTCTCATACAGCTCGAACTCGATGCCTTCGAGAGCGCGTTGCAGCGCTTGATCCTTGTCGAGCTTGCTCGGGCCGTAGACCAGGATGTTGACGCCAGGTTCTTGGCAGAGCGGGTCCTTGTGGATGACCTTTGTGAAGACGTCGCGAGCCAGCGTGATCATCTTCTCGTTGACACGAGCGATGACCGACGAATAGGTCTTCTGTGGCTTGACCGCGTTGACGAAGAGCGCGTCAAAGCCTTCGATGCCGTCTTTGTGGTCATAGCCGATGACCTTGCTCCAGAACTGGCTCAGCCGTTGGAAGCGGCCCTCAGTCGTCACCTTGACGATGTTGAATGCGAGCGGCTTGGACGTGTCATGTGCGAGCACGCGCTCGGTCTCTTTCATCGCGGCGCTTATACTAGCGCCGGGGTCATCAGCGTCGGAGACGATGATGGACGTGAGGGCGTCTTCGAGCTGTTGGCGGAAAGCACCCTTGCGGCCGTCGGCCATCTCGAGCAGCTGCAGGAAGATGAAGGCTTCATGGTCGATCGTGACCGCCGTTGCATGCTCAAGGACGTAGGTCTCAGCCTGGGACAGGTCATAGATGCGAGCGACGTTGAGCACGTTGGCTTCGATCGAGGTCGTGATATCGGCGCGCTCGCGGGCTTGCCTTGCGGAGTCACAGATGTGCTCGCCGATGGCCTGGATGGCCGGCGGGATGTCCTTGGCCTCGCGCTTTTGGTACAACGAGTGGAAGAGGTCAGCGAAGGCCAGGAACTTGCCCAGGTACTCCGACGTGACGTGCTGGCCCAACGTCTTGCGGATCGAGTCGGCCAGCTTCGTGGACTCGGCAAGCTCATCCATCGAGAAGGACTTCGAGTCGATGTGGGCGACTTTGTTGATAAGGCTCATCGTCTCGCGGTCGATCGGCAGCGCGTCATCGGCTTCAGACTGGAAGGCCACAACCTTCAGCGCCATCGAGAAGAAGGCGCCAAAGAGCTGTTGATCAAGCGCGATCTGCTGGGCAACCTTCGGCTGCTGGATCATGCGGCCGATGACATTGTAGACCGTATAGGGAAAGACTGGCTTCATGTTACGGCCTCCTAGCCGTGTAACCTTCAAGTTGGTTATCCTCTGTCTGCAGCTCGTCCCAATGCTTGTCAGCAAGGGAACGATCCTCAAAGTGGGTGGTAAAGCTTTGCTCGTTGACGCCGAGCAGGATCGGATCCTGCAAGGCAGCAACGCTGCCGTCAGGAAGAATCTTGACTTCGAGGTACTGGTCCTCGAGCTCGTTGACCAGACGTTCGGTCCAAGCCTTGTCAGGATTGACCATGTGTGCTCCTAGTAGCAGCACCAGCCGCCGTACTTGCGGCATTTGATACCGCCGTCTGACGGGTGAATGATCTCATGCTCGCAGTTAGGATCGGCCGCCCACAGCTCTTCACCGGCGGGCAGCCGTTTGCGGTTTGTATACAGCCCACCCCCAAGGCTGGCCTTTCAAATGCGCCGTTACTTGAGCCTTAGCGGCCTCAGGGGGTGTCAGCTTCAACCTGAAGGTTGACGCTTATGCTGTATTTCATGCTCAAGCCTTGATGGCGTCATGGTACTCGAGCAAGGCCTTGATGGTCTTGTCGAAGTCACCGTCATGGTGGATGCCGTGGCCACCCTTGACCACCCAGTCGTGGAGGTTGCCTTCGGTGTCATCGATGAGGACACGGTACGGCTTCGACCACAACTGCTTGTCGCGTCGCTTGACCACGTTGGTCTCGTACTGCGGGCCGAACTTCTTAGCGACCCACTCACGTTTCTGCTGCTGGGAGGCGACCGAAGCCGGCGCTCCCGTCAGAAACTTGATCTTGTGGTCCGGCAACAAGTCCTTGATCGCCGCCCACAGGCGTTCAGAGCCTGGGATCAGCTTCAGGTTGGCGAAGAACTGCTTGTCCCTGTGGATCGTGGCCCACAGGTGCTTCTTCTCCAAGTGCTTTGGGTGGCGGCCTCCGGACAACTCGGTCACGCGCAGGTCAAAGTCGGCGAACAAGCCGTCCAAGTCCAGGTGGAGCTCCTCGATCAGGGATTCTTCGTGTACTTTTATCATGGTGCGGATTGTAATCGGCCTTCTCGTGCCTGTAAACTTTCCAGGTCTGAATTTGTGATGCCCATTTGATCACAATACCCCTTGCAGTAGCGCTTCGGCGCCCATCCGCAGGGGAACGCCGTCTCGACACGGACGGCGTGCGGCAGGGTCATGATGTCCAGCGCCTCGGGGTCAG